CAGGAAAACATATCACATAGTGGAAACAACACGTGAACTACTCCACCCATGCTAGATGGAATTTCTAGAAGATCATAAGATCCCTAAGGTTAGTTACTAACCTATATTGATAGGATGTAGTACATAATGTATATAACATTATAATACACGTAGATATATTATATTCAGGAGGTAATATATCTACTCATAATATAATATAACTTAAAAAAATTATCTATAACGTTTTCTTTTTTCTATCATGATATTTTCTATAACATCATCTATGTTAAACGATGGTATATAACTAGTATCTATATCTCTATACATCATTTTTATTTTATTAGTTAAAATATCTATTTTAAATGGATTAGATTCATTCTTCAACATCTCTAATAACTCATCTATCTTAGCTTTAAGAGCTAACTGATATTTTTGTTCAACCATATCTCTGGTTTCACCTTTACGCATTTCATTATCTATAACTATAGACAATACTTCATTATTCCTAATACCATAAAATTCTTTATTTCTAGCTTTTACTAAGAACCAATAACTTAACATCCACGCTATAACTAAGTCATCGTTACTACCAGATTTATGATCTATTCTACCATTTTTAACTGTTAACCCAGATACTTGATCTATTAATTGTTTATCATGCATAACATTACCAGTATATTTTATAGCAGCTAATAAGTTATCACCGTATAAACCATCTCTACTAGATTTACCACTACCAGCAGTTGCATATCCAAAATGTTTTCTATACCTTACATAGACATTATAATCTCTATGTTTAACACCTCTAGCTATTTCTTCAAATCTTTTAGGGTATTCTTCTTTCTCATCTACTACCCAGTTAAATAATTTAGCGAATGGATCTAAACCTTTTGCTGGTAATATTTTAAGTAGATTATCTATGATAGCAACACCACTACTTCTACGCTCTATTATCATAACCATATTTTCAAATCTATCGAATAGTGAACCTAACCACTCTGAGAATGTTATTAAGTTAGTTTCATTATAAACACCAACACCTAATGTTTTACCAGACCTAACATCTCTAATGATCATAGCTATATCATCTTTACCAACAGCATCAGATGTATCTAGTGCTATAACTATTTTTCTAGATGGTAATATGGTTTCTAATTCACGTTGTGTAACATACCAACGGATGGCGTACCCGAACGAAGTAATTTCTGTATATGGTTCATTTATTCTACTATCGGTCATTACTTTAAGTAATGTTTTACTAATAGGTGAACTTGCATTACCCTCTGGCCAAATATTAAGAAAATCGGCTAACACAGCATCACCAGACGCCATAGCGTCAGCTATTTTACCACGTAACCAATCATCAGTATAACCTAGTTGTCTATGGTTGAATTCTAAAAGAACCATTACTTTATTACCAGGAGAATTTTTCTTAATGGTTTCTACTAACTCTTCTTCATCTTTACAATCATAAAGTTTCTCAGTCCACGGCATACATTTTTTATAAATTTCTTCATACCCAAATCTACCCTCTGGTGAATTTAGATATCCTGCTGTAGATGTAAAGATATTACCATATGGTTCACCATTAGCAGCCGCGGCATCACGAGCCGCACCCCCAGCTGCTAACATTGCTGGCAATGTGATATGTATGTTTTTCAAGAAAAACAACTCATCCACATGTTGGATACTCAAGACTTGCCCCCTCCCGAGGTTTAATGCACCCTTTACTGAGGCCTGAGGTACTGAGGTTATGTACTCATTCCCAAGTGCTAAAATGGTGATTTTTTCCGTATTGTTAGTGTCTTTTCTAGTTTTGAGCTGTAGATAATCTGGTAACTCATTATAAATATCTTTTAGTCTGGTAATATTGGATACTCTAAGACTATCATCTTTTGTTAATAAATGTATTTTAGTATTTTTAACAACTGTTGACATTAGTGCAGTCATTAATATATCAGTACTAAATGATTTACCAGTTTGTCTTGGTTGTATAAGTAATGATGTAATATGGTTAAAAAATAACCAATATAATGCTAAGTTAGCTCTATTGAATCTAAACTTAATAGGTTCAGTACCAGAAGATGCTGGTCCTCTAGCTATCTCTCTAAAAAAATACCATGGATTAATAGAACATTCTGAAGCTATTCTAATTTTTTGTTCTTGCGTAAGATTTGGATCATATGGATCAACGCCTTGTAATGTTGGATCATGTAATGCTAAAAAGAAATAACAATTTTCAACACCCATTTTTTTAAGTAATGACATTAATTCTAAAGCTGTCTTACTACTAGTCTTAGTATCTATTATCGCTTCAGGATATAAATCCCAATCACTTTTGTACAATATCATTCAATATCCTTTATTATTAGTTATAGAGAAAATTAGTATATTAACATCAGTAAATAGATTGCTGCACTAGTGCCACCATCTACATTTAAACATCTTTTGTTTTTAATCTGTTTAATAATTGTTTAATATAAACACCTATATTAATTTTTAACTTCGCCCACTAATATGAATATGTTTGTTTTGAAAAAAATTATAAACATATATTACTAAAATAGGAATAGTTCACAACAACCATTCCTATAGCTATATATGGTAACTTTAATATAGTCATTAAAATAGCCTATTTAGCATTATAGTAATAGTAATTAATGTAATAGTGAAAAGAAAATTAAGGAGTCTGTGATGGCTAATAAAAAAATGACAACTGAGGAATGGATTATTAAATCTAGAAAAACACATGATGGTAAATATAGTTATGCTAAATCTATATATAAAGGTAGTAAAAAACCTATAACAATAACATGTCCAATACACGGAGATTTTCAGCAACAAGCTAAAGCACATTATGAAGGATCTGGGTGTCCTAAATGTTCAATTGAAAAAAGAGTAAATGCACGTAAGCTAACAACTGCTGATTTTATAAAAAAATCTAAAGAAGTACATGGTGATAAATATGACTACAGTAAATCTAATTACACTATAGGATCTGAAAATATTACTATTGGTTGTCCTGTACATGGAGATTTTCAACAACTAGCGCGTAACCATATGTCTGGTATGGGGTGTCCTAAATGTGCTATAGGTAAAAATACTATACCAACTGAATTTAAAACAAATAGATGGATAGAAAAAGCTAAAGCTAAACATGGTGACAAATATGATTATAATAAAGTTATTTATTTTACTAAAGATAAACCAGTGAACATTATATGCCCTATACATGGTGAATTTCAAATGTTACCAGTATCACATGTGAATAGTGTAACTGGGTGTCCTAAGTGCAGTATTGAGCACCAGAAAGAAGTATTAAAAAAACCTTTCACTTTAACTAAAGAGATATTCTTAGCTAAGGCAAAAGAACTGTATGGTGATAGTGTAGATTATAGTAAAGTAAATTTTGTAGATAGTAATACACCAGTTACTCTTATATGTAAAAAACATGGTGAGTATGAACAGAAGCCACATAATCATTTACGTAATAAAGGATGCAAGCAATGTGCTATTGAAAATATGAGTAATTCTAAAAAACTTACTACTGAAGAATTCATAAAGAGAGCTAGAGCTAAACATGGTGACAAATATGATTATAGCAAAGTAGTATATACTATTGGTTCTGATTATACAGATATAGTATGTTCTGAACATGGTATTTTTAAACAACGAGCAGATTCACATTTATATGGATATGGTTGTCCTAAATGTGGCGTTGAAAAAGTACATAAGCCTAAAATAAATACTAATGAATTTATAGAAAAAGCTAGATTTAAACATGGTGATAAATATGATTATTCATTAGTGGATTATAAAGGTAGTGGTACTAACAATAAAGTTAAAATCATATGCCCTAAACATGGTATATTCGAACAAAACACAACAACACATTTGTCTGGTACTGGGTGTCCAAGATGTTCTATAGAGAATAGACGAATACCTAAAACAAGTACTTCAGAGTTTATAGAAAAAGCTAAAGCTAAACATGGTGATAAATTCGATTACAGCAAAGTAGTATATGCTGGTATGTATAAAAAAATCACTTTTGATTGTCCTAAACATGGTGAAGTAACTATGCTACCTAAATCCCATTTAACATCAGAAACAGGTTGTCCTAAATGTAGTAGAGAATTAACAGACTCTAAACAAACTAGTAGCAAAGATGTATGGGTTGCGAAAGCTAGATTACTACATGGTGATAAATACGATTACAGTAAAGTTAACTATATTAATAAAGCTACTAAAGTAGAAATCATTTGTCCAACACATGGTTCATTTTGGCAAATAGCTGGTGAACACGTCAGAGCCAAAGCTAGAGGGTGTAAGAAATGTGCTATGGAGGCAACTAGAATAACTAAAGATGAATTCGTAGAACGAGCTAGAGAAGTACATAGTGATAGATTTAGTTATGATAAAGTAAATTTTAAAAAAATGACCACACCTATTATGGTTACATGTAAAGAGCATGGTGATTTCTCTGTAATACCAAATAACCATTTAGCAGCAACAGTTAGTGGTGGTTGTTTAAAATGTAGCACAGTTAGGACTATAGATGAAAAAGAGTTCATAAAAAGAGCTAAAGAAAAATTTGGTAATAAATTTGACTATAGTAAAATGAACTATATTGGATATACTTCACATGCTACTATAATTTGTCCATTACATGGTAAATTCCAACAAACACCAGAACATCATATTAGATCAAAACATGGATGTTCTAAATGTTCTAGATTACATGTCTCTGATACAGAAGAATTTGTTAAGAAAGCTAAAGTAATACATGGTAATAGATATAATTATGATAAGGTTGATTACTATAACAGTAAAGCCCCAGTTATTATTACATGTAAAGAACATGGTGATTTTAAACAAAGACCTAATGATCACCTAGATGGACACGGGTGTCCAATATGTTCTTCATCAGAAGCTATAATTAAAATTAATAGATTTCTACAAGATAACGATATTAAAAATATACCAGAATATGTGATGCCTGAAGCTGATAATAAAAGACTTCGTTTTGATTTCTTTCTACCTGAACTCAATATTTTAATAGAATATGATGGTGAGCAACATTTTAAATCTATAAAAAAATGGGGTGGTGATAAAGAATTACAAGCAAGTAAGGATCGTGATGAATTAAAGAATAATTTAGCTAAACAACATGGTTATTATTTAATACGTATTAAATATGATAAATTTGATATGTTAGAAGAATACCTATTATTTAGATTATCTAAATATTTTAAATACAGAGTTGGTAACAATTGGTATAAAGACTTCTTAGAACTTTGTAGAGGAGAAAATTTGCCAGGAGATACTAAATTAAAAGATGTTGAAAAATATCTAATATATAAAAAGGATGAAAAATGAGTACATATTATGAGTGTAGATTTAAAGATCTTAAATTAGATCTTGGTGATAGACCAGATATAGTTAAATGGTTAAAACAAGTTAAAGAAGAGAAATTAGATACTTTAAACCTACCAGATGGTATGATTAAAAATTCTAGATGTGATTTCTTAGATAATACTTTCACAGATAATCTTAAAAAAAATATAGATATAAGTAATGTTAATGATGTCCTACTAGATGTGTGTATTGGTAACAAGAATAAAGATAATGATATAGAAAATCTAATATTGCTTTTAAAACCATATATTAAAAGTGGTAGTATTTTCTTATATAACGAAGATATAACTAGGGAAGTAGATATTAAAGAGACATCAGATATATATTTAGAATTCAAAAATATTAAAGAGTCACTAGTTGAATATAAAAATTGTATTGAAGATTATAACTTAGATAATCTTACTAATGAAGAAGATGTCTCTGATGAAAAATATGACTGGTGTGACGGATCATATTATGGTGATTATCTATATGAGCTATTGCATTGTGGATTAAATGATTAGTAGTTCACATAGAGTTAATATCAAAAACAACTTTATAACTACAGTAGCATATTAGCTACTGTAGTTATATCTTATTCATCTTCATACTCATCTATAAAATCACTAGGATTCAATTGTCCAGGATTAATATCTGTTTGACCCTCAACTACTTCTATCTCTATAACATCTTCATCATTTAAAACTCTTTGATCTGGTGTAACTTGTACATTATTATCACGTTTACTCATGATAGCTGCTACTATCATCTCAGCATTAGCTTTATTATTTTCACTATCCTGAGATTTTATTCTAGTATTAGCTGTATTGTTAACATGTGTTTCTAATGAAGATGATAATTCATTAACTATTCTCAATACTCTTGTATCAGTAATAGGACCTTCTTTACTAAGTTCCTTAAGAGCATCAACTCTTATTTTTTTAGTAAGATTCAGTATGTCCTGTTCTTCTTCAGTATATACATTAGCCATACTTACTCCTTATTTTTTTCTATTATTAATTTATATACATCTTTTTTATCAACAGTATTTATATATTTATACCCTATAGTTATACCGAATATATTCAAACTAAAAACATCATGTATATTAGTGGTATAGAATATTTCATGTGTTAAATTAAAATTTTCATATTCTATAATATTTTTAAATTCTAACTTTAAACATTCCATAGGTTCAGATATTCTTAAATCACCTATATTATAACTAGGTCCTATGATATTACTATCAGCATATTTATTAACTAATTTTCTATCACTTAGAATATCTGATAACATGACTTCATGATATGTATCACATTCAGCTGTATCGTCTAACCATATCCATACTAAATATTTATATAACAAATAATCTAAGTAACTAACTTCTTCATATTCTACATACCCATCATTATTTTTTTCAGTTATTTTTAAATTATATTTTTTTAGATAATAATTAAAAACATTATTTTGTAACATATAGTTATAAACAATATGTCTAGCATGCGCTCTATGGACTTTTATCATCCAATAGACCATTATCCTAACCAACATCCCTATCTCGATGATAAGCACCCTTAAAATGAATTTAACGTACTTGTTTTTAAAAGATACTCTCTGAAAGATAGATCTCCATATATTTAATAAATTTTTTGTCATCTATTTTTCTCTTATATTTATCTAGGATAGTAGATATTCTACTTCTCTTATATGTTTTATCACTTAAAGCAGCATATACTAAGGTAATCAATGTTGGTAAGTTTTCTAAAGATACTAATGTAGTTTCATTAGTACCAGGACCATACCAGCTATTAGATACAGCAGATACTATTACATCAGATGTTAACATATTACCTTTATCACTATTTAGTACATTTTTAATATTAGATACTAATTCATTAACATTAGACATAGACATATCTAATTTAGTAAATACATCAGTAATGAATGCATTATTAACAGGTAAAGAAAGTTTAGTTTTAGAAACTTTCATTCTGATAACTTCTTCTGTAGATTTATCTAAAGGACTATTAAGATAGAATTTATAAAAATATGCACTTAAGATTACTTCTAAAGTAACTTTCTCTACAGGGTTAAGCATAACTATAGAATTTATAGATTCTGATAACCATAATGTAGCTGCTGTAACTACATGTTGTTCTGTAGGTATTAATTTATCATAAGACTCTGATAACATATCTCCTACCAATAAAGCATTCAATATTTTAAATGTAAATGCTGATTTATCTTTTACTATCTCTGAAAGATTTAAAAAAGATGGATTCTTTTTAACATCTACATACATTCTGACATCTACTGCTATAATAGTGTTATCTTTAATATCTTTAAATACTAAAGGGAATTCCCATATAGGTAAAGATTGTTCTTTTTCATTCTTACCTGTAATGATAACTAATTTAGTTTCACTAGAGTTAATGTACTCATAATTTAAATTAGTATCATTCTCTATTAGATATTTCATAATAGCATCAATAGTCTTTTTATTATTTATTAAACTACCATAAGTAGTATTGTATGGTATAGCTAATGGGTTATTCATCATTATTCCTTTATATATTGTTAATCAAACAATATCCTATGTTTCATTTTAAAACAAATTAATATATACATAGTAGCTATGTACTACTATGTATATTATATCTCATATATCTTCTTATTAATAGCCTATATAGCTATTATATTACTTTCTATTATTATTATAAATAAAAATTTAACTATTACCATTTTAGTGAGTATGTATGTATATAAAGTTTATTTCCACCTTCAGACTATAACTCATTGTAGTAATACTAGGCGTTGCGCTCTCTCTTTTCTTCTCTCTTCCATCTCGATGCTGCTCTTCATGCTTCACTATCCCTCCCCTAGATAAAAGGTATCTAGTCCTGGTATGGGTATCTCTGTTAAGAGATGATTACTGCAATTGAGAATAGTATCACTAATGTGACGAAGTATAGAACCTACTTGTAGTAGTTAAAAGACTGTACTATTATTATTGATAAACTATAATAGTTCATATAATAGTAAATAGTTTAAATAATTATTTTAATAATATATAATAAGAATAGTAATAGCTATAGTAGCATAGATAATTTAATAATAATATAATAAAAGAATAGTAATGGATATAGTAGCTAATAATATTAGAATATAAGAATATATTCTTTTTTGGTTCTTTTTTCTTAGAATGATATATCAGGTAGCTTATTAGCTATCTGGTATATGGTTGATATATTTCTAATTGAACAAAATTATAAACATATATTATTAAAATAGAAGTAACGATCGTTAGTTGCTAACTAGATACATCATTAGTTCACTAGTTAGTTAATATATTGTAACACAGGAGAATCTGTTATGCAAAATCGAAAAAGGAAAAAAGATGAATACGAACCACATAATCAAAATTAAAATAAGTGATGATAATGTAATTGTACTAGACGGCAATACATCATTAGTAAATGAGTTTAAAAAAATACCTGATAAATATATGATATCTAATCCAGATATATGTAAATTAGAAAAAGATGAATTTGTTATTGTTAATACTGATCCAGATGTAGATGATATTATATTCGATTATTTTAAACTAGAAGGTAAATATGGTAGATATATAAATGTACGTAATGATTCTATACATGTTATGACACTAGACAACGGTATACTTGATCCTGGTGTGTTAACTAGATTAGCTGTTATTAGTAAAGAGTTCTTTATGAAACATAGTATGAACTTTATTTTATCCGAGTTATGGAATATGTCATTAGCATTAGCTAGAAAACAAAATCTAAATTATATAAAATTTAGAATAGTGTTTGATAATGGTTATGGTAAAGGTAACTATGTTGATCTTGAGATACCTAGAGAAACTAAAATAAGTACTATCCTTATGAAGTATTTTCCAACTATTATAAATGAAGGTATAAGTTTCTTTAATCTACCTGGTGTTAAAAAAATGAAAATGAAAAAAATAACTACTATGATAGATGATACTCCTAGTAGATATACCATACCATCTACTATGGTACCAGATAACATTACACAACATACTTTAAATAAATTAATATCCACTTATATCGATATAAGTAATAAAGAAGTCTTTATAAAAGTAAATAAAGATATTTTAAATAAACTTATTAGTGAAACAGAAACTACTGTTGAAGATATGTGTGATGATAGTAATAATGAAATAACTGAAGATACTATTATTAATATCGATAAAGACTATTTGTTTAAACCTAAAGATAAAGAGATAGTCAATGTGCGTAAGGTCATACATTTAACTAAAAGTGAATTTTTAAATAAATTTAAAGTAGTTGATGATATAGTTGATGATGTTGATACTATGCTAGAAGAGTATTTAAAAGAGGGTATAAGATTCGATAAGATAACTGCAGTAGTTAGATTCTTAACAACAGTGCGTAAAAAAGCTAAACTTAGCAAAAAGAAAAAACGTGTAGTTAAAACTGTTATCGATGAATTAAGTAAAATATTAGTTACTTATAGTGTTAGACCTGATGGGTATAGACAGCATAAAAGTAGTCATGTTAGAAGTGGACATTGGCGTCACTATAAAAGTGGTAAAAAAGTTTGGATATCTAAATGTGTTATACACGAAGATGAATATTATAAAAAGGAAAAAAGATGAATAAAGAGAAATTCTTAAAAATGAAATTAAGTAAAGATGACACAGTAACAGTAGGTGCTTTAGAGTTAAGAGATTTAATCTTAGAGAATAAAGCATTAAAAGAAGATAACAGTAACTTAAAAGAAGTTACTAGTAAATTAAGCACTAGTAATAAGAAACTAGTTGGTATGGTAAAAGATTTAGAGAAAGAACTCTCTAAAGAGAAAAACTATTATAACAAAATGTTGAAGTTACAAAGTAATTTTAATAAGTTAGAAAAAGACTATAATAAAGTAGTTGAAAAACTAGAGCTTAGTAATGCTATCAGTCTTAGTAGAAAAGAAAGACTAGATAGTAAAGAACTAACTAAAGGTATGCATGTGGACTTAAGGAGTTAATGTGAATAGGATGAAAAGAGATCGTAGAAAATATAGTTTAACTAAAGTTAGAGTATATTTGTTATTAGAAATATTAGCTTTAAGTATTATGGTTAAAATATTTTTAATGTTAGGATTAAATATGTTAGCAATAATAGTTCCTACATTACTAGCACCATCTATATTGGGTAGATATAGAACTAAAGTTAATGATGTAAAGTTGCATAACTGTAGATGAAGATCATTTTAAGGTACCTAGAAGCTATTTTAAACAGAAACAGGATATGATACTTGTATCTGTATTAAAATGATTTCTAGAGCAAATATAAACAAAAAGGAAAAAAGATGAGTTTTGATAGTAAATTCACAAAAAAGAATAATGATTGTTTTCATAAACTAACGAAGGTACTTGAGTGTTTTGTTGGAAATTTGTCGTATAAGGATGATATAGAAATAGCTTATAATGTAAATATTAATAAAATGGTTACATTATGGCATATATATGAGTGTGATAAAAAATTTTTTAATCCTAATAATAAATATCAAATTGTACCGATTGATAGTATTATAGTTGATTTAATAGTAGTCCTAAATGATATAGAGGGTGTTGAAACTATGTATAGTTGTGGTGGTCATGAGGGCTCTAGTGATTGTTATATCGATGCAACACATACTGATAAGTGTAATGAAGTATTCAACGAGATGTTAGTCGCTGCTAATAATTACAATAACAATCTTAAAGAGATACCAATGTTGCATCAGAGTGTTAAAGTAGAAACTACAGTTAATGTTAATGTACCAGATCAACTTAGATGTACACTGCGTATAGATGGTGAATATGTGAATAGAAAACTTAGAGCTGCTCTAATATCGTATATATGCCAGCATTTGAAAGAAATATATCTAACATAGTAGAAAAGTCTGATACAGCTATTTTAATAATTGATAATGTACTTAAACCATGTGAATGTTCAAATTGTGATATGTACTAGTAGCTTATAAGCTACTAGTATATATTTTATTTTTTGTCGTGATCCCATTTTCTACTATTTCTAGCGAAGTTAGCTTCTTTTCTAACAGTAGGATCTGGATCTTTTAAACCTTCTTTAATACATGCATTAGTTACTTTAGTGTAACCATGATCTTTACAATATTGCGTGAATTTACCTTCATTTTCTTTTTTTATGTGAATTTTGCTATCTTCAGTAGCTACTAAATGATTAAACATGAATACTCCTTATTTTGTATTTCATTAAAATTGAAAATTTAATAATTAATTAGTGATTAAAGGATATAATATGAATATAGACCAACTCAATATTTTAGTTCTAAGTGATATACATTTAGGACATAATATAAATAAAACATCTAACATAGTTAATAATTTAAATAAATATTTTATAAAATATAATAAATATATTAAACAATGTAAGATGATAGTTATAGCTGGTGATATCTATGATACATTATTAGTAAATGGTAGTAGTGATTTTTTAATAAGTTTACAATGGTTAACTAATCTAGCTATGTATTGTAAAAAACATAATATTAAATTACGTATACTAGAAGGAACTCCATCTCATGATTGGAAACAAGCAAGTGTTTTAAATACAGCATTAAAAGAGTTAGAGATAGATATAGATTTTAAATACATCAATGATCTAGTTATAGAACATATTACAGAATTTGGTATAAACATTTTATATATACCTGATGAATATAAACATAATGCTAGTGAGACTCTAGAAGTAGTTAAAGCTAAATTACAAGAAGCTAATCTATCAAAAGTTGATTTAGCTGTAATGCATGGTCAATTTGATTACCAAATACCTATGATAAAATTAGATAGCAGTCATGATCTAGAAGAGTATGAAAATATAGTAGATAAATTTATAGCTATAGGACATATACATAAACACAGTGTTAATGGTAAAGTTATAGCACAAGGTAGTTTTGATAGATTAGCACATAATGAAGAAGAAGCTAAAGGTGGTGTTATTTTAACTTTAAATAAATATGGGGATAGTAGTTATGTGTTTTTAGAAAATACTAATGCTATGAAGTTTATAACATTAGATTACAGTGATATAGATACAGAAGATATAAATTTAAAATTAGAAAAAGATATGGGTAATATTCCTAAGGGAAGTGCTGTCAGGATATGGGTTAGTAAAGATTCAGGTTTATATAAAAATAAAAAAGAAATTGTTAATAAATATGTAGATTATGTTATCAAGATAGAAAATAAGAAAGAAAAGGAAGATGGTTATAGTCAGGTTACTAAACCATTAGAATTTAATAAATTAGATAGTTTTAATATTACTAAAGATAATATAGAGGAATTAGTTATAACTGAAGTAATGAATAAATATGATTTAGATATAGATAAATTAAAATTACTTAAAAAAGAACTATCTACTGTAGCTTGAACAAAATTATAACTATATATTACTAAATTAGAACAAAGTTAGGAGTAGTTATGTTAGAAGGTATAAAAGAGAAACTATGTGGTAGGTTAGTACCAACTAGGTCATGGGTTAACAAAATAGATCCTAGATTACAATCAACATTATTTTCAATATTAAGAGGTACAGATAAAGATAATGGTGCGTGCATTGAATCTAAAAAGATAACTAAAATGTTTAGATATATAATCCAGAAAGATCTTGGTAAGAAATTTAACTATATGAGTTCTGATGTTGTTAGAGTTAATGTTGTAGTAAATTTTCTTATTAAAGAATATTTGAATAATAAACATTGGGTAGAACATGTTATATCTGCAGCTTACATAATAAGTAAACATCATCCAGATTCATATGTTAAAGAATACTGGGGTAGTATTAATCGTGTGTGTTATGGAAAAATTAAAAAGATTAAAAAAGAGGAAAAGCTTCGTTTAGAAGAAGAAGCTAGAATAAATAGAATAATATCTAAATATATAGATATTTATACAAAAAGGGAAATATAATGAATAAATTAAGTTTAAAAATAATCGGCACTGGCGGTGCATTTGATACAGAATTAACTAATAGTAGTTTCATAGTTAGTACACCTATAAGTAAATGGTTAATAGATTGTGGATATAATGTATTTTCTAAATTAAAAGAATTAGAAATTGAAGATAATAATATTATTAAAGATCTAAACTATATCTTCATAACACATATGGATGATGATCATATAGGTGGTCTTAAGTCATTAATGTATTATAGATATTTTATATATGGAAAAACTACTGAAATTTTTGTTGGTTCTGATGTATATAATGATATGTGTGATTATATAAACGTAAAAGAATTTAATAAATCAGCAAATGGTAAAGATGATTCAGGTAAGATAAAATTTAAATATGCTAACATAGTTAATATTAATAAACTAAATTTTATAGCAGATGCTATCGATGCTGAAACTAATTTAATCATAAGTACAACAAAGTGTATACATCATTTACCCAGTAATGGTATTTTGTTCATGATACCTAACAATGAAGCTATTTGGATAAGTGGTGATACTACTGCTTCTAAAGAATTAATGTTAGAAATAACAGAAAGAATTCAAGATAATGAAATAAAAAAAGTACTATTCTTACATGATTATAGTTTTTGGGATAATCCTGATGAAAATGTGCATGCATGTGAAACTAATATTAAACAGGAATACACAATAGATTTCATAAGTAAACTTAGATATTATCATAATAATAGCAGTAGTTTAATGGGTACATATATGCCTGATGTAAATATATAAAAAGGAAAAATGATGAGATATCAATATGAATGCAAAAAATGTAAAACAATACAAATAATAGATAAACCAATGTCTGTATCTTCTAGAGAAGAAAAATGTGAAAAGTGTAACAGTACATTGATCAGAATATTTAACACAGCATCTATTTCCACGGGAGACGGATTTAAAAGTTGATATTAAAAAGGAAACTTAATGAGTAGATATGTAGATAATTTAGTTATAGTTGAATCACCAGCTAAAACAAAAACTATAACTAAGATACTTGGTAATGGGTATGTAGTAAAAGCTAGTTTTGGACATATTAGAGATTTACCTAAAAATAATTTAGGTTTTGATCCAGAGAATAATTTCCAACCTAACTATGAAGTATATCCAGATAAAAGAAGAGTTGTTAAAGAACTTAAACAACTAGTAGGACCAGGTACAACAATTTGGTTAGCTAGTGATGATGACTCAGAGGGTGAAGCTATTGCCTGGCACCTTAGAGAAGTTTTAAAAAGAAAAGATGTTACTTTTAAACGTATAGTTTTCCATGAAATAACTAAACCAGCTATCTTACATGCTGTAGCTAATCCTAGAGATGTAGATATGAATAAAGTTAATGCACAACAAGCTAGACGTATCTTAGATAGATTATTAGGATATAAACTTTCTCCTCTATTATGGAAAAAGATAAAGTATGGATTATCAGCAGGTAGAACACAATCTGTTGCATTACGTATAGTTGTTGATAGAGAAAGAGAGATTGAAGCTTTTAAACCAGAAGAGTACTGGAAACTTAAATTAGATATTTTATCTAATCCTAAATTTAGAGCAGAGTTTAATAAAGCTAATGGTAAAAAGATAAAAATTTCTAATGAAGAAGAAGCTAATGCTATTAAAAATGATTGTGATAAAAACGATTATGTGTTAGTTAATATAGAAGAAAAAGAATCTTTTAGAACACCTCCTCCACCATTTACAACTTCAACATTACAACAAGAAGCTTCTAGAAAATTAGGTTTTAGTGTTAAACAAACTATGAGTGTAGCACAAAAACTTTATGAAGGTTCTATGGTAGTTCCTAACCACTCTGGTGGGTTAATTACTTATATGCGTACTGATAGTTTAAATCTCTCTAAAGTAGCTACAGATGCAGCTAAGGAAGTTATCTTATCCGAATATGGTTCAGAGTATGCTTTAGATTATCCTAGAAAATATACTAATAAAAGTAAAGGTAGTCAAGAAGCTCATGAAGCTATCCGTGTAACTAACATGAGTCTTAAACCATCAAAAGTTAAAGGTTATTTAGATCCACATGAATTTAAACTTTATAGTTTAATTTGGAAAAGAACTATGGCTACTCAAATGGCTAAAGCTAAAGTAGCTACTACTACATATTATATCAATGGAGGTAGTAATAAACAGTATGAGTTTGTAGCTAAAGGTACTAAGATACTTTTTCCTGGATTTATGAAAGCTTATACTGAAGGTAGTGATGATCCAGAAGCTACCCTAGATGATAAAGAGAAATTCTTACCAGATGTTCCTGTTAATACTGTTTTTAAAGATACTGAACTTATAGCTGAACAGTTATTTACTAAACCACCAGCTAGATATACTGAAGCTTCTTTAGTTAAAAAACTAGAATCAGAAGGTGTTGGTAGACCATCTACATATGCTAGTATGATCGCAACTATTCTAATGCGTGAATATGTAATTAAAACTAAAGATAAAAGATTAGAACCAACAGTTATAGGTAAAGCTGTAAGAGATTATTTAGTAGAAAATTTCCCTGATATTATTGATGTTAAATTCACAGCTAATATGGAAGAGAAATTAGATGCTATAAATGAAGGTAAAATAAAATGGCAAGAAGTTATCAGAGAGTTTTATATTCCTTTTATGAAAAACATAGAAGAAAAAGCTGATGGTGATAGATTTAACTATTCTGAAGAAAAAGAATTAGGTAAAGATCCTGCTACTGGTAAAACAATCTATTATAAAACAGGTGCGTATGGAGCTTATGTTCAATTAGGAGAGAAAGATCCTGAGGATAAAAAGCACAAACCAAGAGTAGCATCTGTACCTAAAGATGTTTCTAAAGATGATGTAGATTTAAAATATGCTTTACATCTATTAGAATTACCTAAAAAATTAGGTGAGATAGATGGTTATGTTGTGAATGTTACTATTGGTAGATTCGGTCCTATGTTAACACATAATGGTAAGTATTATGGTTTAAAAGAAGATGATCCATATACTATAACTTTTGATAGAGCTAAAGAAGTTATAGAGCAAATACAGGAAGAACGTAGAAAAGCCCAGATACACACTGACGAAAAAACTGGTGCTGAATTTATCAATGGTAGATATGGTGTCTACATGAAAGTTGGTAAGAAAAATTATAAGTTACCTAAAAAACTTAAAGAGGATACAGAAGCTATTAAAAAGTTAACTACTGAAGAAGTAAAAGCTCTTATAGCAGAAAATCCTCCTAGTGGTAAAAATAAAAAATTTAAAAGGAAAAAATAATGAATGTATATGTTTGTAACAAATGTAGAGAATTAGAAGAAGCATTATTTGGTGTTGATGAAGATATGGTTATCACTAATGATGAATTACCTAATCTAACGTTAAAAGAGATGATGGGTGAGGGTGACTCTAAGAAAATAAATATGTTGTGTCAAGAATGTAATGCTGGTGTTGTTAGTGAATTTAAAAAATCATTAGATGATGTTAAACCAGATGGCGAAGAGCTAGCTATAGCTAGTTTTTCTAAATATAATTTTGTAACACAATATGATCATCCTGAAAGTTGTCTTACTCCTGATAAATCTAAAAGATTTGGTTTTAAACTTAATCCACCAGCTATTGGTATCTATAATCAAATGGTTATGTATGCTATAGATAATAATGTTAAAAATATTAAAATGACTGACCATCCTTTATACGATGAATGGGTTGCGGAAGGTGATGATTTTGATATTGAGAAAATTAAAAACTTTACAGGAGATATTGGTAAACATATTAGAGAAACTAAATTAAATGGTAGAAAAGATTTAAAATCTAATCCAGACCAACAACTTGCTAAGGTGTTAGAAATGCAAGAAAAAGATAAACATTGGAAAGAAACACAATCTGAGGAAGAGCGTGAGTCTATGTTAAAAAAAGCACAACTTAAAAGAGAAATTAAAGAACTTAAAAAATCTCTATCTACAACAGAAAATAAAGAAGAAGTTCTTGCTAAAATAGAAGCTAAAAGAGAGGAACTAAAAAATGCTTAATTATATTTACAATTATATTTTAAGTTTGTTTAAATTTCATAACTATGAAGATAAATTTCTTTATGGTAAAGACGTATATCCTAATATGGACGATAATAATCTTCCCGATGAACTTAGAGGTATTGGTGAAAAATATTCTAACAGGAAGTTAACTAATAAATAGGGATATGATATGTTAGATTTAGATAACAGAGTAATAGGTGGGTTTGGTGTCAGTATAGGTACTGACATCATGCTCGAATCCCTATTTGTTCCTAATGGTAAAAGATATGATGAGTCTAGAGAGATTCCTAATAAAGTAGATTTGAATAAATATAGTATTCATTATTATAATTTATTTACATTAACTAGGAACTATCTAGCATCATTTCCTTACCAGGAAAGAAAGAATATCAAAATGTTCTTGATGAAAGATAGCACTCTTTTAGATTTAGTTATAGATGAAGTTAATCAAATAGCTACACTTTATGATGGTTTTACTTGTAAACCTGTTTTATTCATTCCAAATTATGATAAGGTTTATAAAGGTTTAAATAAAGATAAGGATGTGGTTATATCTGATGAAAACTATATACTTATGCAGTATGTATTATACCATCTTAAGAAAAAGAAATATAATTTAGAATTAGATGTGTTAGCTAATGGTTATAAGTTAACTCCTACTAGTAAAAAAGTTATAATAACAACACATATTTATGTAGATTTATTAAACTATTTTAAAGTACCTAATCTATATTTACTAGAGTCACATACAGGTAGATTAAAAGATAAAAAGTTTTTTAATACTAAGTATCATCCTTTAGGAAAAAGAACATTAGATGTGTTTCCTTTTATAGAAGAATTACTTTATATATTAGGGGATAAAATTATTTCTAAACCTATGAAACTAACTATAAGGAGGGAGTTACATAATTTAGCAGTAGAAAACAAATGGAGTAGTTATACCAACAGGTTAAAGGTATTACAGGATATGTATAAAAATAGTATACTAGAACCTCTAGTTAAAAATTATAAACGAGTATATTAATAGAGAATATACATCATAATAAAAGGAAAAAATATGGCAGCAGACAATATCAAAATGGTAAGTTTAAGTTCATTAACGATTAACAAATCGTTAGACGAAGCAAAGTACGCTCAATTGACGTGGAGTATCAGAAGTGGTTATCCTAGATTGGTAGTATTTACAGATAAGAGTAAAGTTAGAGATAATAAAGAGTTTGATTATAACTCTATGATTATCGCACCATTTGACTATACTACAATGGAAACATTATTCAACATAGCAGATGAAATTATTTCTGGTGAAAAGGGTATTAATAAACAAATTGCTTGTTATAATACTAAATTTGTAGATGGTGCTAGAACTAATGAAGTAGTCTTACAAGCTACAGTTGAAGTTGGTCAAGATGATAATGGTGTTATCTATATGGGTGTGCTTTCTGACGGTAAGAAAAAAGTTAGATTCGATATAAAACCTAAAGATGATGGTAAATGGCATAAGTATTATATTAAAGGTGACTTAGTAACAGATCAAGGAGTTATTTCTAGAATTTATGCTAAAGCTTATTTCGCACAAGCTAGAAGACTTATGGGTCATTATATGGTTGCTGATACTGTTAAAAGTAAAGCTATCGAGAGAAAAGCACCAACACTAAATGAAGCACCTAGTAAATCTATTGACACTAGTAGTGTTAGCGACGACGATCTTTTCTAAATTAAACTACATTACACACAGGATATTCTCTGTGTGTAATTTTGTTTTTGGGGTTAATTATAACCATATATTACTAATATAGAGATATACTACGTATATCTAAAAGTTAGTGCAACTGCAGAGTACTAACATAGAAAGGATACATATGTTTAAACTATTGAATGTGTACAATAAAAGTAATTTAATTATGGCTATTGAACATAATGGGAAAGATGTCGAGTTTAATCTTAGTTCTCTTTTAAATAAGAGAAATAAAGTGGAGTTAGATCCAGAAAATCAATTTACTCTCTTAGAGGAGTATATAGATTATAAAGGACCAGAGTTTAAGAATAAACTTATGATAGCATATTTAAATGCTGATGATAGACTAATGGGTACGATCACTATGCCAGAAGTATATCCGTTACCAGTATCTATAGTATATGAGATACTAGATATGTTTGATTATAATGATATATTAAACTGGGTTATAAATATAAGAAAAGTACCAACTTTACCTAATCTAGCAGATAAATTTGATAGTGATGATGCTAATGATTCAGAGTTTACTAGAGCACAAACTTATTTAAAATCTGAATATTTAGAATTAGTGGCGCTAACTATCATAATTAAATCGGTTATAGGACCTATAGCACATTATGGTTATCTTAAAAATTCAGAAATAAATGGTGCTCATAAAGAGTATATCTTATATAACTTTATAGATGGTCACCCTGTTTCTAAATTACCACCTACATTAAGGTTAAAAGCATTTACGGAAAAATTAGTTTCCATTGCTTTAAAAGAATCTACAGTAACTGCTGTTAGGATTATAGAAAAACGTATTCCTAAAGAAGAAACTGCTGATTATATATTAGCTGCGATCATGTTACAAAAAGTTTCTATAGCATCTATTGTTAATGATACTAGTTCTAAAAATATCATAACTATGATATATACCTTTATCAATAATAAACTTTCTGTTAAAGGTGATACATCTAATAGTATTAGAGCTAAAGATGGTTATATGGATGCGGAAATAGGTGAAAAGGAATCTATAGTAGAAAGTTACAGGATGACAGTATCAGTAGCACCTAATATACCTATAGAATTAAATTGGTCATTAGAAGACACTGATGATATATTCAAATTACTTAATTTGAATCCTGATAAAGAGATATTTGAAGATGCTACAGAGTTCTGTAAAATATTTTTAGATAGATCTATTTCTATAGAACAAGAGATATTACTAACTTATATATTTAAAGATGTTATAACACCATTAGGTATTAAATATCTAAATATAGAAAGTATTTATAATCTCATGCGAGTAGGGTTTACATGGTTATGGATGAATAACCATAATTATTTAGCATTATTATTAGGTTCAGTAGTAAATACTAATACTGATGATGGTGTTTTACAAGTTAACATAACTGTCAATAGAAGTAGGTTACCTATTGAACTTAAAGAAGAGTTACAGTATTGGTTTCCGTATGAAAGAGTTATTAATAAAACAACTACAGCTAATGAAGCTGAGGAGGCTATAACTAAATTAACAAATGAAATGTATGGTCAGGATTGGCATTATATATGCGGGGATAAGTATGTTAATGTTGTAGATGGATCTAGATCTGGGTTACCAGCTGATTTAAAAACATTAATAACTAAAATGGTTATTTATATAGAAAAAAGGAGAAAAGTATGAGTTTAAGAATAAATAAAGCATTTATGATACCTACAAGAAAGTCAGGTTTTAACGATATGTATGTGAGAAGTTATAATTTAAATGCCACACATGAGACTATGAATAATCTAGAAAATATTCTTTCTAGAACAGGTGGTGGTCTTAATGGTAAATTGCATGATGTTTCAGTTGTAAATAATATACCTGAAATAATGTCATTATCAGCAACACCAATAGGTACAGCTACTATAGCTAATGGATGGCAAACACAAAGATTAACATTTATATTAGAAGTAGAATCTAATGTTAATGGTTTATCTATGGTATCTTATATACAAGGATATTCAGAATATCATGATCCATCATTAAGTGGTCATATTGATCCTAATATGATTTTCAATATAAACAGTATCGCTACTGTTACAAGAATGGTTGATCCTGTTACAGGTGCTATAATTGCTACACCTCACAGCAATTTTAATATAGTAAAAGATAGTTTTAATAATGCACATTATCAAGAAGTACAAGATGATAATTTAAAACTAATAAGACCAACTGATGTTATAGCTAATATTGGACACATCCATACATTTGGTGATGATCCTAATGTTAATATATTTTCTGATAATTTATCAGGAGGTGTGTTTACTTCAGCAAGAGGTAATAATAGTGCTGTTAAACATTTTACTAAAACAGTAAATAGTTATATTAACACTAGAAATACTAATAGTGTTGGGTATATGGATAATGAAAATTTATTAATTGCTGCTAGTGAAGTTGCTAGTGAAACTAATTTATTAGCAATACCATTCATAGCACATTTAAGAAGTATTACAGGTTTAACACCACCAGTATCTTTTACCTTAAATCAGTTATCTAAATTAGATCCTGATATAGCTAATAAAATATTGCTTATCGACAATAACGCTGGTATGGTTAACACAACACCTACTATCTTAGATAGTGATATTACAGAAGTGAATTATAAACCAAATTATGAATCTACTATAGCTATGACTATAGCGCACAGTGTGAATGACATGTTGGTAAGTAATTTATTAACAGAAATAAGTTTTAGTAGTACTAATATTACTGGTCCAACTATTACATCTATCATTGATGTAAGATCTTTAATAGAGGGTATCAACACAACAGTTTATGCTAATAAAGTTATGAGTACTATAGATACTATACTCATGCCTGAGATAACAAGAAATAATTCATTAATAGTAGATATACTAGTAACAAGTTCATTACTGGTAGATACTACTGTTAGTGTTAGTTTAAATGGAAATCCGCCTGTGGTTTTTAGATATCCTACTTTTTCAGATAGTCTATATGTGCCTGTTATTTCTGATGAAATAAATAGCTCTAGAATGTCTGATGATATGGGGTTAGTATTAGATACAGTTACTAATGTAACAGCTGGTAATGAAACAATAATGATATAAGGAAATGAAATGCAACATAATAATTTAATAGATTTTTATAAAGATGTTTTAACATCACTAGGTATTGAGTATGATGAAGAAGGTTATATAAAGATTGATCCAGGTAATGGTAAATCTGTACTATTCACAGTTAATGGTAAACCAATGGTGTTACCACTAAAAGAACACATCGATACTCTTAATGAACCAGATGAAAATGGTGAACTTAAAACTACTAAAGTTTTATATAATCCTCTTAATGAGGATGTTATTAAAGGAGATACAGTTTCTTTAAAGAAAACTAAAGATATAGTTGAAGCTAAAATAGCACATGCATTTTCGGCTATAGGTGAACTTCTTTTAGAACTAGGTATGAAAAAAGAGCTACAAACTAAAACTCCTCTAGAGTTGAATAAATTTATCTCTAGCTTATCCGTAGCTGATAATGGTAGAACTAAAGAAATTATAGATCCTAAATCTATAGATACTTGGGTTAAACTATATGCTAAATCGTTTGAGTCATCTGTTAATCCTAAACTAGTTAAACTGTATCTTAAAAAGACTGGTAACTATAAAGGAGTTAAATATAACAGATTAGCAGTGCTAACATTCCCGTTATTAGAAGCGTTAGAAGAAGCTGATAAAGAAACTAAGATTTCTGGTTTTAGATTAAGACCTAAAGATATCAAAGTGTTCAAAGTTCTTTATAAATATGTTTTTAAAGATATGGATGAAAACAACACTATCACTGTAGGTAGTAATGACAATGAGTCTCCTGGATTCATAGCACTATTTACATTATTCCTTAAAGTAGCTAATAGATTCAACACGCTATTAAAGTTACTAAAATTTGTGGATGAGAAAACTGTTGATGAAAATAAGTTTAATCTTAAAATAGCACAAAAAGAACTTAATGAGTTATCTAAATTCTCTTCAGAACTTTTAACTATCCCTAGTGACTTAGATATTAACCGTATGAAAGCTACAGCTAATAATGCTAATACTAACCAAGCATTAGCTAATGCTATGACTAAAGATGTTAAAACTGTAACACAACAAGCTCCTGTGGGACAACAACAAGTGGTACAACAACAAACAGCACAACCACAACAAGCAGTACAGCCTCCTGAGTTAACATTAGAGCAAAAACTATTATATGGTGGTGGTGTTCCTGTGCAACCAGTGCAACAACAAATGCCACAAATGCAACCACAACAAATGGTGCAACCTGTATATCAACAACAGGTACAACAAGCGCAACCAATGGGTGTTAATAGACAACAACCTATGATGCAACAACAACCTATGATGCAGCAACCTATGATGCAACAGCCTATGATGCAGCAACCTATGATGCAACAACAACCTATGTATCAACAACAACCTATGTATCAGCAACAACCACAACAAGTTAGACCTAGTGGTATAAATAGATTTAGATAGTGCATACAGATAGCGCATTACTTCATACCTTATAAGGTATGGAGTAGGCTAGTATATTAATAAAGGAAATAAAATGGAAGTAGAAAAAAGTGAAATAGTAAAAGTTAATGATGTAGATGTTCTCGATGATGATTTAGTAGTTAAATTAAAAGATCGTGTAGTTGAAATATTCATTAATTCTAATGATGAACTAGAATACACTGTATATGGACCTAAAGATGGTGGTGTAGTTACAACTGATGATGTTGATTTAACAAACATGTCCAAAGAAGAAATTAAAAAATACTATGATAAAAAAGTTGATGAGCTCATTGAGTCATTGTAAGTATAACTAACCAACTTATAAGTTGGTTAGTTATCTAGTATATTTTTTTATTTTCTATTTTATTTCTTATTCTTGTATACACCATTATATATAATAATGGAGCATGATCTCTTAGATCTTTTAAATCTGTATTAAAGAAATCTTCAGATATACCTATAACATATCCCTGTATGGCTTTTAGAAGTACCATATAGACATCTTTCTCTAAAATACTACTATGATACTCACTATCATTTAAAAATCTGTTATACACGTTCTTATCACTTCTTTTAATCGTAATAGGTAATGTGTTATCTAAATCTCTAAAATGATTTTTCTTTTCTTTTAATAAACTATCGGTGTATAGAAAATAGATATCTTTATTTTTATTTACAGTATTCGGTGTTACCTTTTTAAATATTTTAACTTTAATATTTTTAAGTACACGATCTATATCTTTTTCTTTAACCATATAACCATTGTTTATTAAGTGTTCTGCTAATATATGTCTATGACAACCAATACCAGGTTTACAAGTGCATAACAATGTAGTATTTTTAAATTTCTTATAAAGTTTTTTAATATCAATATCTTTAATTTCTTCTAAATATTTTAATTTAAATTCTTCATAGTTCACTATTTTATCTTTATATTTTGTTAATAAGTCTTTACTAGGTGCTAATTTAATATAATTAGAGTCTATATATGGTTTACTCCAATCTGGTAAAAAACGCATTATAGCTATTTTCTTTTCTTTAATATTTTTTAAATTACCCATATAAGAGGTATATAACATAAGTATCCTTTTTTTTTTAACATTAAATTAATTGAATATATACAAACTAGGAATAAAAATGAAGATCACTAATATGTCCACGTTACTCACAGAAGAGAATAGCTTATTAAAAAAGAAAATAAATTATTTAGAAAAACAACTAGAAATTTATAAATATGACTTATTAACAGGATTGTTATTAAGAAGAGATTATGAATTAGCATTTATAGATTATAACAATAGTACTGAAGATATCTATTTAACTATAGTTGATATTAATAGATTACATTATACAAATAATAAATTTGGTTATACTGCTGGCGATAAACTAATAATTAATGTAGCCAATGAAATTAAAAAACAATTTCCTAAGGGTGATTATTTTCGTATAGGCGGTGATGAGTTTGCTATATTTACTAAAGATAAACCAAATATTGATGAAATAGATCAGTGTGTTTTTGCTATAGCTAATTTAAAAGATTATGAAACTAAAGATGATCTTATGATTTATATTAGTAAAAAATTATCTTCTGAAAAAGCAAAGTGGTATAAGAAACAAGAATTTGATAGACGTAGTTAACACTAGTAGAACTTATAAGTTCTACTAGTGTTGTTATTCAGATTTAAAATAATTTAAATAATTTTTTAATACCATATTATCTAAAATAACCATATCTAATTTTTTACCATTATAATCTTGACTATTAACATATCCATTAGCTAAAATATGTGGATAAATATATTCTGGAGCTATACCTAATTCTAAAAATAACCCATATAGATCACCTTTATATTTATCACCAATGTTACCTGGTATATTGATTGTCTTAATATCACTATTATGTAATATTACATCTATAGAGTTATACCAATCACTTATAAGTTTTTTATTTATTTCATTATTCTTAATCATATCAGTTATCATGTTGGTCCTTTAATTTGGGTGAAAATATAAACATATATCACTTAATTAATATGATGGGAATAATGTTCACTATTCATACATTAAATTAAATTTTAAAAAAAGGAAATTATATGTGGTCACCAGAGGAACAAAGAGTAATAGAATCACCATATTGGGAACTATTAGTAACACAGGCTATTGATGTAGTTGAATATCTTAATCAACATTATTCAAAAACATTAGGTAATGAAATGTTTAATTACAAAATAACAGGAGGTAACTATAGGTATGTGAATGTACATTATGGTAACAAAGATTTACTATTACTGGGAAATGAGTCTAACAACCCGTATGGTAACACTAATAAAGTAATTAGGAAATATAGTGAAAAAACTATAGATGATTTAGCATTGTTAATAATATCAAAATTAGAGGAAATGAAACATGAGTTATAATATACCAGTGACAGGAAATATTTTCGATAGAGAAAAAGAGTTAGAAGGATTACCAGTACAAGAGGAGTTATTATCTATACATGCTATTAACCCATTTACTAATTATAATAGTGCATCTAGAAATGTTATGATGGCAGCACATTTATCACAAACAGTAACACTAGAGCATGGTGAAGAACCAATAGTACAAACTGGGTTAGAGAGACAACTAGCTGATAATGTATGGAATGTTAAAGCTGAGCATGATTCTAGAGTGATCGCTGTTATAGATAGATATAGTGGTATTTCTGCTGATGAAGTTAACGCTATAGCTGAAATAGTTATAGTTTATGAAGATTTAATTACAGGGGAGATAGATTATTATTCAGTACCATATAAATTTAATATACATCAAAATTATGGTTTTAAATATAAATGGAATTATGAACTATTAGAATCATTAGTACCTGGTTATGTAATCCCAGCAGGAACTGTATTAGCTACTTCACCATCAGTTAAAGAAAATAACGGATTCGGGTTTGGATTAAATGCTAACTTGGCTTTAATGACTATGCCTGAGGTTGCTGAAGATGGTTTTGTTATATCCGAATCATATGCTGAAAAGCTAGAACATAAAACATTTGAAACGATAACTATTGAATATGGTTCAGATAGTTTTCCTTTAAACTTATATGGTGATGAGGATAATTATAAACCATTTCCAGAGATAGGTGAGTATGTTAATGAAGATGGTGTTATTATAGCTTTAAGAAAATATAATACAGAACTAGCACCAGCACTTATATCTAAGAAAGATGTTCTAGAATATGATAGTGTGTTTGATAAACCTTTCTATACTAAACATCCTAAAGGTAAAGTAGTAGACATAATAGTACATACTAACGATAGATTTAAAAAATCTATATACACAGGTGTTAATGAGATAGCTGAGAAATATAATAAAAGTTTAATCAACTATTATGAAAAATTGATAGACGTTTATGAAAAAGTTCAGAAAGAACATTATCACAGAGTTCGTAACTGGCAATTACCTACAAGTGAAAAACTTTCAAGACTTATGGTAGAGGCATATGCTATGGTTAATAAAGAAGGAGTTAAGCTAAAGAAAACTTTTAAGAAGCAAGAATTAGATCTTTTCCGTGTAACATTTGTTGTGGAACATGTTATTAAAGGTAAGAAAGGACTTAAATTAAGTTGTCTTAATGGTGGTAAAGGTGTTATTGTTAGTATATTACCAGATGATCAGATGCCTATAGATGAATATGGTAATAGAGCAGATATTATAGCAGATAGTACATCTACTATTGGTCGTATGAACTTAGCTAAATTATATATACAATATTTCTCAGCAACTTCTAGAGAAATACAACACCATGTTAAAACAACATTAATTGGTAATAATAAAGATAATATTAGTAATATTGAATTAGTAGAAAATGCTAATGATAATACTATTAATACTTTATTCGACCATATTCTAGGTTTATTAAGAATTATTGGTAATGAACAATATGAAGCTTATTCTGCGGTTAATTCATTAGAAGTTAAAAGAACTATACTTTTAGAGATTATAGAAAAAGAATTCTATATCTATTATAAAGTATCTAATGAGAAAAAGGCTTATAGTATTGTTACAGAAATACACAATAGTATCTATGCACCTAAGATAGGTAAATTACTATTTAATATTGATGGTACAGTTAAAACTTCTCTAGAGGATATACTGATAGCACCATTGTATATGATATGTTTATCTAAAAATGCAGATAACTTTTTATCAGCAGCATCAGCTAAAGCAAACCATTACGGGTTACCAGTTGGTGTATCTAAATTCGATAGACCAAATATAAACTATAAAAATAGTGCTACTAGGGTTCTTGGTGAAACTGAGGTTAGGTTAATAGCTGCCTATGGTGGTCGTAAAGCTATTGCTGAACTTAAAGATAGAGCTAGTAGTCCTAAAACACATGAGACTATCTATAACACGATACTTAGATCAGATACTCCTACTAATATAGATACTATTATTGATAGGAATAAACTACCTTATGGTGGTGATGTTGGTCTTAAGTTAGTAGAAAGTATTTTCAATGCCTCTGGTATTGAAATAGTATACAGTAAAGAAGATTAATTAACTATACTAAGTAGCTAATATGCTACTTAGTATATGTTATTTTTTAATATGGTTTACACCATCATTGTAGTATTTAAAAGGTTCATATCTAATTTTTAATATAAATATAGTTCCTTTATTAGTTTCAGTATATTCAACCCAAACATCACCATCATATTTTTCTTTAAGTAAAATTTTATTAATATACATACCAACACCTCGTTCGTATTTACTAATATCAGCTTTACTGGTTATGTTAACATTAAATATATCTTTAACTATTTTTTTTGGTATACCGTTACCATTATCTTCTATAGCTAAATAAATATATTTTTCATCTATTTTTTGTATATAGAATTTAAGTTTGTCAGCATTAGCTTCTAAACTATTTTTTATATGGTTGATAACCATAGTTAAGAATGTTCCATTAGTCATACCATTATCATGGTATAAAGAATATTTTTCTAATGTTTCATCTATAGCTATATCATTTATTAAATAAGATTTATTATATTTAATCATATTTATGGCAGATTGTATTAGCATATAGAAGTTCTTATTACCATTACTATATTCGATACTCTTATAATCACCTAAAGGTCTTATGATACTGTATATAGATTCTAAACTATCTTCACCTAAGTCAATATCATTTAAAACATCATTTATTACTTCTACAAAATCACTAACGCATTCATTGTCATTATACGGACATTGTTTCTTTTTATTAAGTTCTTCATGTAACACATATCTTATTTCATCAAAAATGCTTCTTATTACTAATAAGGGACTATTCATTTCATGATTAATATTAAGAGCTATGTTAGTTAATATCTCTCTATGTAATTCTCTTTCTTTAGATGTTATAGCTTCTAAATAACTATTTCTTTCTTTAAAAACTAACTTATTTAACATTGCAGTAATTAAAATTATAAAAAGAAAATAAAATATTATCATTATTATAAAATGATCTTTATTAATAGAAACTATTGGTACATACAGCACCATATCTTTAGTTCTTGTTTTTAAATATATATCGTTATTAACAAATATACATTTTTTAATATGATCATCTGTATGTTCACTATAGTAAAGATCACTACTTATATTGCTTTTTACCACTTTATCATCTTTATATAATATGTAAAATGTATCACCAAGATCTTTTAAATATGTGTCTAATAAATTATTTTTAATTTTTTCATCATTTATACTATAAAAAGTATCTATAGCAGATATGACAGTTTTAGAAATTAATTTATCAGTAGTGTACATGAGCATACCGTTAGTTATAATGATCAGAATAAGTAATATATTAGCATACATGAAAGTTATCTTAAATGCTTTTATCCAATTTTCTAGATTTTTAAATTTTATTTTATTTAATATATTTTTCAAACTCTGTTCCTTTAAATAAGTTTTCTATTAAAGAAAGATTAGTAGAAATTGGTGTATCTTTATAAACTACATGGTCTAAAAGTTCATCGTTAGAAAATTCTTTATATTCATCGTAATATTCATGAGTAGAGCTTTTATTAATGATGTGACCTGTTACAAATAGATACACCATATCATCATTATATTCTTTTAGTATTTTAGTTATAAAGATACCATCTATAAATTTTTTATGCTTATCTTTATCAATACCCATTAGCCCAAACGTTATATCAGTTATTATAATATCTATTTTAATTTCAGGATATTTTAATAATGTTTTTAATAAAATAACTGGAGCTAATGTACCTTCTAGATAAATAATATTAAATTTATCTATTAGTTTAGCTCTTTTCATTAGTTTTTTAAATAATGAAATTATAGATGAAAAATCATCAGCTATAACTATGGTAGGTTTAGATGGATCATAATCTATATCTAAACCTTCTATAGTATCTAAATACTCTTTATCTAGATATTTATATACGATATTATCTATTTTTTGTAACATTTTCTTTTCCTTTAATATTATGTAATAATTCGGAAGTTGATTCTAAACTTTTAGAAGTAGCTATATTATCAATTTTAAATAAAATAACTAAAAACAATATAAAACCCATAAGCCATACTACTATATTAGAAACCTTATTATTAGGTAAAAAAGATTTAAGCATATCAGATTTATTATTTTCTTTTTTTGTACTATCAACAGATGGTTCTTTTATAGCTACACTATTTTTTTCTTTATACTCTAATAGTTTAATTTTATGTTCTTCTATTTCATTAGTTAGTTGTAATGCACAGTATTCTAAATTTCTAACACCATTAAGCACATGTGTTAATATAACGATCATTTCGTTAGTAACATTTTTAGTATTATTTATTTTTTGTGATTCTAAATTACTTAATATTAGTGTTAAGTATTCAAATGCTGTTTCTATAACACTATCTTCAATTTCTAAATTATTTAAATTATTTATTAATCTATCATTTATATCTATAGTCACATCACCTTTATTTATGGACTCAATTATTTTATTAAGCCGTTTTTTATCGTATGATATATCATTTATAGTATTTTTGATAGAGTCTATAATTATTTTATTATCGTGCATGGTAGACTCCTTAAAAAAGTTAAATTCAATAAACTATTTAAAATTTTAGTTTGGAGTATTTTATAACCATATATCACTAATATAGAGATATGCCGTGTATTAAAATTATACATACGTATATTAAATGAATTTGACTATGAGCAGGAGTATGTAATGGGTAAAATAAAAGCGATACCAGTAAGAGAATTTATGGGTATAGATAGACTAGAGATGTTACGTGGTTATAGAAGTACTAATCACATATTATTCGAGGATAATAAAGTATGTGAAGTAAAATCATCAGAGATGATAATGAATAGATATTTGTGGGAATTAATTTTATTAATACCAGAGTTACCCATTAAATCTGAATATAATATTTCTAATTATTACAGTAATAATATATTCACATCTAAAAGTATTAATAAAGTATTTGAAGTCATATTTAAAGATATGATACAAAATATTTTAATACCTGGTAATAATTTATCATTCAGAGATCAGCTTTATGAAAGAATGTATCAGATATTAAATTTAATTTATAATGAAGTTGTTTATTATAATTTGAACTTTTCATCATCTATGAATATCTTAGATCTTTTGGAAATACAATTAGATCCTGAATTAATAAAAGCTATGCAGAAAGTATCTAATGAAGAAACTCCTGATAGTATAGAAGAGTCATATAAAATTTTAGATAAAATAATGTATAGTGATGAGAGAATAAAATCATCACCATTAGCTAGAAGTTATATTTCTGGACAGATTAATGCTAACCAGGCTAAACAAGTTTTAGCATCTAGAGGTTATGTTTCTGAGATGGATGGTAGTATTTTTAAGAAACCATTAGCTACTTCATTTACATTAGGTATGAATAGTATGTATGATATTAGCGCTGAATCTAGATCAGCAGCTAAGGCACTATTTCTAGCAGATAAAGCAATTCAGGATAGCGAATATTTTGCTAGAGAGTTACAATTAGTTTGTATGGAGGTAGAACAGGTAGATGACTGTGATTGTGGTAACACAGAATATTTAGAATGGTATGTTAGATCTGGTGAGGAGAATGTTTCTGGTAAAAGTGATTTAAATAACTTAGTTGGTAAATATTATAAAATGCCTAAAAGTGAGGAATGTGGGTTTATAAAATCTACAGATACACATCTTATAGGTAAAACTATTTTAATTAGAAGTGTGTTACATTGTAAACATAACAATAAACACAAAATATGTAAAGCTTGTTATGGTGAATTATTTTATAGTATACATGAACATACTAACATAGGTCACATATCAGCAGCTACATTAACACAAAAATTCACACAAAGTATTTTATCTACTAAACACTTAACAGGTACCGCTACTTCTACTACCATCTCTTTAGACGCCACTGCTGATAAGTTTTTCATCATTAAAGATAACGATGGGTATGCATTTAAAAAAGGTATTATTAATAAAGATGTTAATATAAATTTAATAGTATCACAGTCCAATGCATTTGGTTTAAAAGATATAATTTCTGGTAAAAACATGCTAAAGTTTGATCCAGCTAGAATATCTAGAATAGAGTCATTCATTTTATCTATAGAAAAAAATGGTAAAACTGAATATTATCCTATAGTAGTTAAAGATGGAAGTAAAAAAGGTTCGTTCACATATAAATTTCTAGAATACATAGTACAAGTAGGATATACTTTAGATGCTCGTGATAGATATGTGATAAATCTAAATAAATGGAAGTCTAATTTACCTATATTAAAACTACCACAAATAGAATTTAGTTATATAGTTTTAGCTAGTCAAGTTAAGTCTATGTTAAAATCTGTAAAGACTGTAAAAGGTGAATATAGTATAGAGACTAGAGAGTCTTTATTACAAAAAATATTCGATACTGTTAATAGTAAACTAGAAGTTAATATAGCAGTTATTGAAGTTATAGTCTATGCGTTTACAGTGGTGTCTTTAAAAGAAAGAGATTATAGATTAGGTAGATTTTGTGATAATCCACAAATGGCTGGTATTATGGATGTTGTCTCTAATAGAAGTTTAGGTTCAGGATATGCTTACCAAAGAGTACCAAAACAAATTGCTGACCCTAGATCATTTTCTGATCAAAAGAGAAGTGATCACTTATTAGATACTTTAGTGAAGCCTAACGAAACTATTTTAGATTACTATGGTAGTCTAACAAGTACTGAAATTATAAAATAACAAAGGAGCAAATATGCATGTAGCTATAACAGTTAGAAATATGTATTTTATAGTTAAGACATACAGCAGTTTAGCTACATCGTGTATAGATATAGCTACTTTTAAGTTAACAACACATAGATGGGATTATAATCCTAGAATTAAAAAAATGCAGAAGAGAATAGATAAAGTCTATTTAGCACATATTAATCATGATGATACTTATCATTTCAATATTAATATGTTAAAAGATTTTATGCTAACTTTAGCATATAAAGGTATAACTAGAGAGGATATAAATATTACTCTAGATAGAGATTATCCAATTATGCCTTTAGATGCTGAGTTTTCTCCTGATATAAAACTTAGAGATTATCAGCAACAAGGTAATGACATACTTGTTAAAAATGATAATAAAAAATATAAGTTAGTAGATTTAGCTACTGGTAAAGGTAAAGGTATTTTATCTATACATGCTATGGTGGAAATGAATAGACGTACACTTATTTTAATTTTACCTAGATATGTAGATAAATGGGTAGAAGAGATAACTGAAGTGACTGATACTACATTAGATGAAATAGCTGTATTACAAGGTAGTAGTAAAGTTTTAAAGATTCTGGATGAAGTAGAAGAAGTTGGCGTAGAAGATTTACCTTATAAATTTATTATTTTAACTACTAATACTATGTATAATTTCATTAAAGATTATGAACAAAATTATAGGAACGATTATAAATACCCTATTACACCTATGGATTTAACAAGAATATTAGGTGTGGGTACTATAGTTAATGATGAAACACATCAACAATTTCATAGTATATTTAGATCTATGTTATTTTTAGATGGTAAACAATTCATAGGGTTAACTGCTACATTAGTAACTAAAGATAAGTCTTTAAAACGAATGTATGATTTAATGTTCCCTGGTGATGCTAGAATATCAAATCTTGTAGAGATTGATAAGTATATAAATGTATATGCTGTTAGATATAGTATTTCTAATACTAAAATTATACAATATAAGAGACCACAAGGGTATAATCATAACCTGTTTGAAAGTTCTATGTTAAGAAGATCTAGACTATTACATAGTTATATAGAAATGGTATTACATTATTTAAAAGAAGGTTATATCAAACGTAGAGTTGAAAAAGATAAATGTTTAATATTTGTCGCTAGTGTAAATATGGCTACTTTATTAACTAATAAAATAAGAAATTTATATCCTAATTTAGTAGTTAATAGATATGTAGAAGATGATCCATATGAAAATATTATGGAAGCAGATATAACAGTATCAACACACTTCTCTTCTGGTACAGCTTATGATTTACCTAATCTTATAACTGTGTTACAAACAGTATCTTTAAAATCTATACAAGCTAATAAGCAAAATATTGGTAGGCTTAGAAATCTCAAAGGTAAAGAGATGAGATACTATTATTTTTATTGTAAAGATATACCTAACCATTTAGATGTGAATAGAGAGCGTATAGATATTTTTAATAGTATAGCTAAAAGTTATAATCATTTAGAATATCAAAAACAACTGCTTAGTAAGTAACAGATCATAGTTAGCTTATGCTAACTGTGGTCTTTTTTCTTTTTCTTGAAATACTGTTATGTAAGTAGTAATAGAGTAATCCACAAGGAGATTATATGTCTGTAAAGATGAGAGTTGATAAAGATGGTAATCTTGTTTTTCAAGATACCAAAGTAAAGTTAGGTGAATTTATAAGATATAATGACGGTAAACTAATAGATGGATATAATAATATTATAGATATTGCTAATCTATTAGGAGATATCTTTAATGATGAAACCGAGATAGCTCAAAGAGCATTACTAGCTGATGATACACTTAAAGTAGGTGGAGTTTTAGCAGAAAATGTTTTAACTAAATTAAATTATAGAGACACTATACCAGTTACTGAAACACCAATAATTACTATTGGTGATGGTGTAAATGGTGGTGATACATTAGTTGGTACTATAGAAAATTATAATAGTGAATTTTTATACCAAGCTACTAGTGTAGTGGGTGATGTTAGTATTACTGCTGCTGGTGAAATAAAATTAGTTACACCAGAATTAGATTCTGATGTAATAACTACTTTAAATGTTATAGCTATAGATAAAGGCTGTATTAGATCTGATACATTTAGTAAAAATATAAACATATATACTGATAATGTTAGAGCAGATCAAGCATTAGTTAATCCTGATTATAAAGCTAATAAAGATTATAATGATGGATTTGAATATTAAAAAATATAAGGAATAATTATGGCTGATACTTGGAGACTAAGTAGAGATGGATATTTAGTTTATAATAATAGAAAATTAAGTTTTGGAGAAGTTTTAATAGCTTCTAATGGAATGGCTACATTGATAGACGGCACTCCTGTAGGATTACTAGTACAACAGGCTGTCAATACTTTAAAAGTTGGTGGTGTTCCTGCTAATGAGTTGGTTACTGTAGATAATATTTTAGATTTATTACCTATTGCACCTAGTCCTGTTTTAGATATACCAACTGGTATAAATGAAAATGAAGAAATTAGTGTTAATATAACTAATCATGTACCTGGTACAGTTTATGAGATAACTGTAGATAAGGGCACTATAAGTAATATAAATAATACTAATGGTACTTTTAAATATAGAGCACCAGATATTAGTGATGGTGTTGACACTACAGATACAATAACTATTTATGGTAGTGTTGTTGGTAAAGTTAGAAGTAATTTAGTTACATATAATTTAAATATAGTTTATGTACCTATCATTGGTGATACTGCTTTAAGTAATGCAGATTTTAATACTAATAAATATTTTAGTACAAATTTTAAATTTTAATAATAAGGAAGATATAAATGATTTCTATAAAAGATAATGCTGTATATATAGAGAATATTACAGAACAAGATAGTGGTGAAAAAGATTGGGTTGCTGCAAAAGAAACAGAGTTAAAGTATGCTACTAATGTAATAGAAGTAGTTGGTTCTAAAGATGATAAAATAGAAGTTAAAACTCTAGGTAGAATGCCTAAAGCTGGTGAGAAAGTATTAAGTGTTGATGGTAGTGCTGTTGAGTCTAATATTGTTAGTAAAGCATTTAATGAAAAATTAGTATTACTAGATACACCTGATGAAATCAATATGTTCCAATCTAGTGATATACAAGAAAATGATCATTTTGGTACAGCAATAGCATTATCTGGTGATGGATTAGTTGCTCTAGTAGGCGCTTACGCTGAAGACACTACAGCTTCTGATGCTGGTAAAGTATATACTTATAAAAGATCTACTATAGATGATGACTGGACTGAAGTAAATATGTTCCAATCTAGTGATATAGAAACTGATGATCATTTTGGTAGTTCAGTAGCATTATCTGGTAACGGGTTAGTAGCTCTAGTGGGTGCAGATTCTGAAAACACCACAGCCACTGCTGCTGGTAAAGTATATACTTATAAGAGAGCTACTATAGATGATGACTGGACTGAAGTAAATAGTTTTCAATCTAGTGATGTGGAAGAAAGTGATTTATTTGGTGCTGGGGTAGCGTTATCTAGTAATGGATTAGTGGCTCTAGTAGGTGCACGTGATGAAGACACTACAGCTTCTAATGCTGGAAAAGTCTATACTTATAAAAGAGCTACTATAGATGATGACTGGACTGAAGTCAATATGTTCCAATCTAGTGATATAGAAGAAGGTGATCATTTTGGTAGATCAGTAGCATTATCTGGTGATGGGTTAGTGGCTTTAGTAGGTGCTGAAACTGAAGATACCATAGCTACTAATGCTGGAAAAGTCTATACTTATAAAAGAGATACTATAGATGATGACTGGACTGAAGTAAATATGTTCCAATCTAGTGATATAGAAGAAGGTGATTATTTTGGTAGATCAGTAGCATTATCTGGTGATGGTTTAATGGTTTTAGTAGGTGCACGTAAAAAAGATACTACAGCTACTGATGCTGGTAAAGTTTATACATATAAAAGAGATAGTATAGATGATGACTGGACTGAAGTAAATATGTTCCAATCTAGTGATGTAGAAGCTGATGATTATTTTGGTAATGGTGTAGCATTATCTAGTGATGGACTAGTGGCTCTAGTAGGTGCTTATGGTGAAGATACTACAGCTTCTGGTGCTGGTAAAGTTTATACTTTTAAATTAGGAAATATCGTAGAAAATACTGAACCAATTTTAATAGCTGATGAAATCAATAGTTTCCAATCTAGTGATGTAGAAGAAGGTGATCATTTTGGTATATCAGTAGCGTTATCTAATGATGGGTTAGTAGCATTAGTAGGTGCTCATTATGAAGACACTACAGCTTCTAATGCTGGTAAGGTATATACTTATAAAAGAGCTACTATAGATGATAACTGGACTGAAGTAAATAGTTTTCAATCTAGTGATGTAGAAGAAGGTGACTATTTTGGCGGGTCAGTAGCATTATCTGGCGATGGTCTAGTGGCTATAGTAGGTGCTCGTAATGAAGATACTACAGCTTCTAATGCTGGTAAAGTTTATACTTATAAAAGAGCTACTATAGACGATAACTGGACTGAAGTAAATAGTTTTCAATCTAGTGATATAGAAGAAGGTGATTATTTTGGTGTATCAGTAGCGTTATCTAGTGATGGGTTAGTTGCTCTAGTAGGTACCCATGCTGAAGATACTACCGCTCCTGGTGCAGGTAAAGTTTATACTTATAAAAGAGTTACTATAGATGATGATTGGACTGAAGTAAATATGTTCCAATCTAGTGATGTGGGAGAGAATGATAATTTTGGTGTATCAGTAGCATTATCCGATGATGGTCTGGTAGCTCTAGTAGGCGCATTTCTTGAAGACACTACAGCTTCTAATGCAGGTAAAGTTTATACTTATAAGAGAGCTACTATAGATGATGACTGGACTGAAGTAAATAGTTTCCAATCTAGTGATATAGAGGCTAGTGATTATTTTGGTGTATCAGTAGCATTATCTGGTGATGGTCTAGTAGTACTAGTAGGTGCTACAAGAGAAGATACTACAGCTACTGATGCTGGTAAGGTATATACTTATAAAAGAGCTACTATAGATGATGACTGGACTGAAGTAAATATGTTCCAATCTAGTGATATAGAAGCTGATGATAGATTTGGTAGATCAGTAGCATTATCTAGTGATGGGTTAGTAGCTCTAGTAGGTGCTTTTAATGAAGATACTACAGTATCTAATGCGGGAAAGGTTTATACTTATAAGCTATTAAATGGTTTCAAAATGGAACTTCAAACTCCAGTATCAACATTACCAGTATCATTTTACTATGGTGATGAAGTAGAAGTTTCTATTAGTTTAGAAGATACTCCTTCTAAAATGTTAACATTACCAGAAGAACATATTGAACTAGATCCATTAACAGTTTCTGATGGTTCTTATTTAGTATCTGTTAATCCACTTAAAAATTCATTATTAATAGTTAATAGTGTAGAAGCAATGCCTGGTGATATTACTACTATTGATGATAATGGTGTTACTAAATATAAAATGATGCTACCTAACCATAATTTAACTTCTAATATCATAGATGCTTATTATAAAGGTAATGTAGAATTAGAAAAAGTAAGTTCTACAACAACTGAATATGTTGGTAAAACTGAAAAAGATTTACCTATAATGGTAGATGATAAAGTTATTTTAGATGGTTCTGAAGTTACAGTGAATAATGTTACATCTGAAATAGTGTATGATTTAGATTTAGAACATCCTAAAGAAATCAATAGTTTCCAATCTAGTGATATAGAGGCTAGTGATTATTTTGGTATCAGTACAGCATTATCTGGTGATGGACTAGTAGCTTTAGTAGGTGCTTATCAAGAAGATACCACAGCTTCTGATGCTGGTAAGGTATATACTTATAAAAGAGATACTATAGATGATGACTGGACTGAAGTAAATATGTTCCAATCTAGTGATATAGAAGCTAATGATTATTTTGGTAGATCGGTAGCACTATCTGGTGATGGATTAGTAGCACTAGTGGGTGCATATTATGAAGATACTACAGTTGGTAATGCTGGTAAAGTATATACTTATAAAAGAGATACTATAGATGATAACTGGACTGAAGTTAATATGTTCCAATCTAGTGATATAGAAGCTGATGATAAATTTGGTACATCAGTAGCGTTATCTAGTGATGGACTAGTAGCTTTAGTAGGTGCCCATGCTGAAGATACTACTGCTGATGGTGCTGGTAAAGTATATACTTATAAAAGAGCTACTATAGATGATGACTGGACTGAAGTCAATATGTTCCAATCTAGTGATATAGAAGAAGGTGATAATTTTGGTATATCAGTAGCATTATCTAGTGATGGTTTAACGGCTTTAGTAGGTGCTTTATATGAAGACACCACAGCATCTAATGCTGGTAAAGTTTATACATATAAAAGAGATAGTATAGATGATGACTGGACTGAAGTAAATATGTTCCAATCTAGTGATGTAGAAGCTGATGATTATTTTGGTATATCAGTAGCATTATCTGGTGATGGTTTAGTAGCTCTAGTAGGTGCTTTTAATGAAGATGCTACAGCTACTAATGCTGGTAAAGTATATACTTATAAAAGAGCTACTATAGATGATGATTGGACTGAAGTAAATATGTTCCAATCTAGTGATATAGAAGCTAGTGATTATTTTGGTAGTGGTGTAGCATTATCTAGTGATGGACTAGTGGCTCTAGTAGGTGCTTATGGTGAAGATACTACAGCTTCTGGTGCTGGTAAAGTTTATACTTTTAAATTAGGAAAAGATTTAAATCAATACACTTTATCATTTGATGAATTAACAGAAGCTCCTGATGAAGCATACATTTTAGATAAATCTGTTAAATTACCAGTTGTTTCTAAAACTTTCGACGGAACTTATTTTATTAATAAATACGATACTCTTACTAAACAAGGTAGAGCTATCCAACGTAAAATAAGAGCTTCTAAAAAAGATACTACTGTTGTTGAACCATTAACAACACAATTAGATATGTTAAGCTAATATATCACAAACTTAGAGTAGTGGTCACACACTACTCCATACAAGGATTTTATATGACAGATGAGTTATTGAATTACATTTTAAAAGTAGAAGGTGAATATTTACACAGAAATTCTACTGAAGATGATATCACCACACCAGGTGGTGTATATAGAAAAGCACATGGTGATGCAGCTATATTTAGTTATATAGATACAGTTGCTTCTACTTTAAATATAGAAACACCTTCTTCAGAATGGACTAAAGAAGAAATAGATCTAGTAGATCAACATTTAGATAAAACTATGATAAAAGTCATGTTAAGTGAATTTTACGATAGGTATCTTTATGGTGCTCATTTAGAACTATTTCCTAAAGAGTTACAAATAATGATTTTTAATCTCTATACTAATTCTATAACAGGTACTTGGAAATCTATACAAAGAACATTGATACATTTACAAAAATCTAATATTTTAGATATACCTAAAGAACAACTCTCAACTGTAGATGGTCAGTATGGTACTAAAACTAAAAATGCTTTAGAGTCTTTAGATTTTAATAAACCATTAATGACTTATGTTTTTAAGTTTGAAACTATTTCTAATATGCGTAGATATTATGCTGACTTAGTTGTTTCTAATCCTGATAAATATCTTTTATATTTAAAAGGTTGGAATAATAGATTAGATAATCTGTATTAAACACACTACTAGCTAATATAGCTAGTAGTGTATATCTCTTTTTTTTGAATACAAATAAGGAATTCAATATGAAAAGTATGGAAGTTAAAATAGCTTTAAAACATAAAGTTAGTGATGATGCTACTATGATAGATAAAATAATAGCTAAAGGTATACAAGTTAGAACTAAAGGTATACATTATCATGTAGAATTAATTTTAGATAATATGTGGATCTCTGCAGATCCTAAAGAAGGTATTTACATACACCCACTTAAACCATATATAACTGATAAATGGACAATTATAGATTTTGGTAAAATATTGGTTACTGATGAACAATATGATAAAATTTATAAATTTATATTTGAAAGAGATGGTAACCCATATGATATGTGTGGTATATTTTTATCACAATTTATTAAATTAGGTATGGATGATAAGAATAAATGGTTCTGTAGTGAGATAGCTAGTAAAATTTTACAACTATTATTAGTAGATGAATATATTGATGTTACACCATCTGATCTATCACCTGCTGATATGTATAGATTATCTAAACATAGATTAGGACATAATAATGATGAATGAATTATTAGTAGAAAAATTAAATAATCTTAAATTATTAGCAACTAATAACTATCCATTATGTAATCTTTTAGATAATTGTAATGGTGATGAAGATAACATAACTGGCGATGAAATAACTGAAAATATTAAAACAGTAGTGTTGCCAGCAACATATGAAATCATAGCACAAAATATATTAAGTTTCCCTTATATTGTAGATACAAGTAATGATGATTACTATGTTACTAAGTATTTATTACCTGATGATAAAGTAATAACTAAGATAACTGATATGCGAAATGAGAATTTAATAATCTTTACATTATCAGGTGATGTACCTAATGGTGTTAGTTTAATAAAGAAAATTTATATAGAAAATAATAAAATAAGGACAGAATATTCATGAGAAAGATTTTAGTGTTAGTTTGGTTACCAGTATTATTGATAGCTGGTATGTTCACAGATTTAAAAAAAGAGTATATAGATAATTGTGAGGTATTATTAGTTAATAGGTATTATAATGTATGTTATGATTTAAATTATAAATCACCTATAGCTGGGTATGTTAGGTTAGATGATAAAGTTAATAAATATAATATTACAACAAAATATTATTTTAGATCTGATACTAGAATACCTAGAAAATATAGAGTGTATTCTTCTAAATTTAAAAATTCTAATTTTAATTTAGGACATACTATAGTGTCTGATGCTAGTCAGGATTTTTCTATAAGATCTTTAAAAGAGACATATGTTATGTCTAATGTTACATTGCAGTACCCTAGAACGAATAAATATAGTTATCTGGTAGTAGAGGACTATATTAGAACTTTAGCTACTGAGTACCCTTATATAGATGTTTTAACTATAATTACATATACTGAAGAAAAGTTTAAAGATATACAAATACCAAAAGATTATTATAAGATTTTAAAATATAAAGATTTTCAACAATGTTTTAAAATACCTAATGATAATAATATATACAAATTACAGTCTATGATTATAGATTGTGACAAATTAAAAGAGGAGTTAAACCATGAGTGAAGAAAAGAAAAAATGTGATTGTAAAAAACCTAATATTAAATTAGGCGCTAGATATATAGTTTTAGCATTTTTTATGTATTTAGCTTGGTTAATAGTTAGTCCTACTTGGATTAATGATGTTAAAGGTATTGATCCTATGACATTAAATGTGATAGTTGGTGCTGTATTCGGTGCGTTAACATTAATTTTAAAAAGTCATTTCGAAACTAAAGTAGAGGAGTAATTATGTATAAGTATTCATATTATTTATTTGTATTATTTACAGTGATTATTAGACGTATAGTTTTTCCATTCATTTTCTTAGTTATACCTTTTAGAGCATATCTTAGAAATAGAATTTATAACTATCATTTAGAAAATGGTATTATATTAAAAAGACTTTGGGAAAGAGAACCTAAGAGAGTGTTAGGTGGTTGGATATTATTTAATCACGGACATGGTAATATTGATGGTTTTGTTAAAAAGAATAAAGTTAATACATTACAATATTATTTCTTATTACCATTTTGGCTATTGTTAGATGATGATGCTAATGAGGATACATATAGTAAAGGTTTTAACTTAACTATTATTAATAAAGAAAGAAAAAAATGGATGCCTGAATTCATAGTTGAAAAACTTAAAAAAGCAGTTGAATATGCTGATAATTCCGATATAAAAGGTAATACATTTGATCTTGGTGATAATAGATCTAGATGTCCATTATATGAATTCTGGAGTGTGTTCTGGTGGACTTTAAGAAACCCTGCATATAATTTTAATTATAAATTTAACCAAACTTTAGATCCTGCTAAAGTATTTTCTTTTGTTATAAAAGGTAGAATATTTGGTTGGATGGAACATGGTTATATAGTTATGGACGGTAAAAAGATACCAGCATATTCTTGGGAATTTGGTAAAGTACTAAAGGATAAATAATGGGTATTTCATTTTTATTAAAAAATTGGAAAACTATTTTAGTTGCTTTAATAATAGCATTTATTGGTATTTATATAATAAATTTAAAATCCACTATAAATAATCTTAATGAAGATATACACATGTATAAAACTGAATTAGATAAATCTTCTAGAGAAGTTGAAAGATTATCAAAAGTGAATTTAGATAATTTAAAAACTTTAGATGATATTAAAAGAGATGCTAATAAATCTGTAGCACTTTGTAAATCACAATATTCTGTTACTAAACATAAAGAAATAGAATTATTAAATATTATAGAATCTTTAAAACTTAAAGTTAACACTAAACCTAAAGTTAAGACTGTCTATAAGCTTAAAAAATGTGAGGTTATAATTAGTGAAGAAGACAATAATGATAAAATATTGTTTAATCTTAATAAACAGTTAGGAGGATTATAATGTTAAAATATTTATTATTATTTACTATAACTATTTTCTTAACTGGTTGTTTTGAAAAAGTTCAGTATGTTAAAGTACCAGGTCCTACTAAAGTAGTTTATGTACAGCGAGAACTTCCAGAAATACCAATTAAACCTAAATCTATTACAAAAGTTAAATTTAAAAAAATATCTTTTGATAATAAGATTTATTATGGGATTACTAGAAATGAAGCTGTTGATTTAACTATTACTATAATTAATAAAGAAGAATATTGTAGTAAGTTAGAAAATATAATTGATGCTTTAAAAAAAGATACTAACGCTACTCAAAAAGAGTAAGCGTTAGTATTTCTTGAATATCGAAATTTTTATTTTTAATATATAAGGAGTGTCTATGGGTATAAGTATCACTAGTAATAAAATAACTATAAGTGACACAGTGGTATCTTTTAAAGATATTTATGATAAAGCTAGACGCTCTGGTAAAGCTAGACAAGTATTTAAAAGAGATAATTTTTATAAAATAACATTAGACATATATATTATAAATAATGGCGCTATAGTTGATTCTGACGTTATAATTGAACATACTGGTAAAGTATTTCAGATAGAAAAAAATTCTAAATTACAATTAGGTAAAAAACGATTAGATGGCTCAACTTATGGTGGTTGTAGATTACGTATGACTGAACCTGATAACACTTATGGATTTGGTCATAAGACTAAAGATAATAGTGGTGATTTATTACTTTATGATTCGCATATAGATATTTGGTGTTTTTGGGGATTTTTCGAAGGTACTAATTTAGTAGAAATTATAGATTGTAGTATTAGAGGATTTGGTAGAATTTCTGGTATGGATTCTATATTAAAAAATATAAATTTTAGATATTCAAATGGTACATATGGTATCATTATACCAGCTGGGCAAATTAAAGAAATGAATAATATTAATTGTTTAGAAACTTTAGAAATTTATAATAGAAGATGTGCTTTTTATTATTACCCTAAGTTAACAGGTGATTTAACTATTTACTATGGTAGATTCGGTGGTTATGAACATTTAGCTAATGTATTAGATTCACCAGGCCATAACACTATAGAGTTTAGAGGTTCTGAATTATTAGATGGTTATAAATTACTTAGACAATCTGATAATGTAGATCTAATACATTCATATAGATTTAATGCTGTGGTTACAAATAATGATAGTGGCATTATATCTCATGCTAATATTCTTATAAAAGATAAAAATGGTGATATTGTTTTTAATGAATTAAGTGATAGTAATGGTGAAATAGATTTATGGGTGCCTTACTATATAGATAAAGCTAATGGTGATGCTGGTATTAAAACACCACATAATATTACTATTACTAAAGGTAATAAATCATTAGAGTTCACTTTGTATATAGATAGAAATTTAGAAAAATTTCCTATTATACTACAAAATACAGTAGAACCTAGTCCAGTTATAGACTATGAAAAAATAAGATCTATGATGACTGAAAATAAAGATATAATTATTGATGAACTAAATGAAATTAAAAATGAAGTAGTTAGTGGTAATAGGGATATATCTAGTGTATTAATAACATTAGGTGAAGAAGTAGAAGAAAACCAAACAATAATAGAAAGTAATACTGGTAATACCAGATTAATACTTTAATATAATAACAGGAGAACTATATGTCAACTATAAGAAAAGCAGGTGTTCCATTTTACCCTGGTATAATGGTTAAACATAATTTGTCAGGTATAGAAGATACCTTATCTATTAAATATAAACTAAGAGGTACTGATATAACATTTCAGGAATATGATACAACATTTACAGAAGAAGATCCTGGTGTATATACTGCACCAGTAACATTCGATACAGTTGGTGATTATATTTTTATTGTAGAATCTACTCACCCATTAGTAGAAACTTTAGTAGGTAATTTAATAGTAGTAAATGCTAGTTTAGACGATATCAGTGCTGGTATTAGTAATTTACAAACAGATATCAATATTGTTAAGTCACAATTAGATACATTAGATAATGACGCGTTAGCTAATTTACAAGAATCTATAAATGGTATTAATGTAACTGTTGATAATCTTAAAACACTAATTATAAATAATACAGCTATCATCTATGTAACTGGTGATGAGACTGCAGCATTAACTGCTGGTATTGAAATAACAGGTACTGATAGTGGTGCTAAAGGTAAAATTACTGAGTCAAATTATGACGCTAATACTGATTTAACTAAAGTAATAGTAGATGGTGTTATTGGTAAATATATTACTGGCGAAACATTAACAATGCCTGATGGTACTGTTACTACTGGTACGATAGATTCAATAGTATTGAGTCCTATAGATTCTGTAATGGAGTTTATTAATGAGATTAATGCTGGTATTTCAGATAGCGGGACTAGTACTACTATTTTAAATAGTGCTATTGACAATATGAGATTAATGTTAGAAGGTAAAGAGTATACAGATTCTGAAGGCAATGCTGTTAGTGCTTTAGATAGTCATGGTCTTAAAGAAATTTTTGATATGGTTGCTGTTACTAATAATAATATATCTGATAAGTATAATGATCTAATTATTAGGTTAGGTAATTTATCTAATAGTATAGATGATGCTATGGAAAATGTCAATACTAATATTGATACTGCTAAGTCTACTATTTTAGATAGTATCAATTCTGTTAATGTATTAGTGTCTGCTAATAAAAATATATTAGAAGATGCTGATATTGGGTTATCAACTATAACTGATAAACTTATTGAGTTAAAAACTACTGTAGATAATATTAATAACGACGATGTTATAGGTATTCTTAATGATACCACTAGTGGTCTGGATGCTATAAAAACAACAATCATGGATAAACTAGATATCATTGATAATAAAATAGATGGTTTAGCTGTTGCTACAGGATCTAGACTCTTCGTATAAGGGTCTAATAATGAATAAATGGTATAAAGATAAGCAAAATATAATAAATATATTATGGGCTGAAGAAAATCCTGATTTAGTAGTGGAATATAAATCAATGACTGCTAATGGTGAATGGCATACTATGTCTGAACCTTTGGATATAGGTGATGGTGTTTATACCGTCACACATACTTTTGTAGCTGTTGATATATATCTAATAAGAGTTGTTAATAAAAACACTAATAGGTATCTTATGGATAGAGTACAAGTTGTTGAAAATGATTTATCTGAAAAAGATTTTAATAAATTAGAACAAATTAACAGTAAAAGAATTTTTACGTAAGGAATTAAAATGGGCTTGAATGTAGGTTTTAACGGTAACGTATATGATGAAAACGGTAATGCTATAAATTGTAAATACCAAGTACATTATGTTACCCAAAATGTTTGGAATGATGTACGTGATACTGATAGTGAATATTACAGCGCTAATGCTGGTGACAATGATTCATTAACACAAGATGGTACATTAAATGCTGGTGATGTTATAATTTTAACATTCTGGCAAGGTGATGGTAGTGGTGGTGCTACATCAGAAAGTAGAGACGGTATTTTTGATAGATTTGCTGTTCATGCTATTACTTATGACGGTAGTGAATCTACTTACACTATAGATGTACAATTGCAACCTAAAGTTAAACCAACTATAAAATGGAATATACCTTCAGAAGGAACTATCAATAGAGATATAACTGCTGATAATGATTCTTATGACTGGATGACTTGGGATTATAACGATCATAGTTTCTTCCATAGAAAAACATATTATGGTGTTACAATATTCGATTCAGTAGGTAATTTAACTACAGAATATGATTGGAATGATGATAATGATAATGTAGATGGTTATGAAAGTAATAATGTACACCAATATACTGCTATAGGTGATTATTCACCAACGATACATGTAACTAATGCTTGGAATCTTGATGATACTAATAGTAAAAATATTAGAATTAAATATAATGTACCAATTGGTGATATTACATTTGATCCTGATGGCGTTACTACATTAATACATACTACTGAAACTGATACTATCACTGCTGGTATTACAGATGAGGATAATAGAATAACTAATATAGAACATCATTGGATTGTTAGAGATAGAGACGACAATAGTCTTATTTCAGATGATACTGTTGATACTAATACTACTTTAGATTATAGTTATGATAAAACTATTGAAGTACTACAACTACACTATGGTACACAGGTTATTTCTTGGAATGATGGTTTTGATGACCAACAATTTACTTATAGTAAAGAATTACATATAACTAACTGGTTACCATTAGTTAACTTTTCATTAAGTGTAATTTCTGATAAAACTATTAAATTTATTCCAAACTGTAGTGATATTGATGGTACTATAGAAAAATATAGATGGGAACTTTATGTATTAGTACCGTTTAGTGATGGTGAATTTACATTAGCTAAAACTATACTAGACGTAGATGGCGATGAACAAACTATAGATTTTGATTCAGAAGGTCATTATAGAATGGTTCTTACTGCAACAGATGATTATGGTGAGTCAGCTAGTTTTGAGAAAGAGTTTGATATAACATGTAGTGGTGATGGTACATGTTCAGATATTAGTATTGGTAATGACATGTTCTTCATGTTTAGACCAAATTGTAAATAGAAAAAATAGGAGATTAATAAATGTCTAATGTAATGAAAATTAACACAAGTAACATGATTGCTTTTAGTGCGAAAGATGCATATGGTGCTGACTTTAAAGTCAGTATCTTTGATATGGCTACTAATACAAAAATTATAGATAGCGCAACAATGACTGAGGGTATTGAACCAATTGATGATGCTAGCACAACTACTGATGGTGATCAACCTAAAGATGCCGTTAATGTTAAAGTAGCTGATGCATCAGTCTTTAATAAAGCTGATAGAGTTAGTATAGATAATAATATCTATAGAATAGTTAATATAGATACTGATGAAAATATATTAACTTTAAACAGAGGATTAGTTAACGCAGTTGCAGCTGGTGTATCTGTAGACAGAGTTGGTAATTTAAGTGTATTTTATGTTGAATTATATGTTACTAAACTAGGTTTCTTTTTAGTACAAGCTAAAGATAGTAAATATGGTTTACAATATACTGAATCAGTAGATGTTAAAACGTATTTAGTTGATGATAGATTCGATCAACTTATGGACGATGTCGATAATGTTGTAGAAGATATCAATAACACAACAAGTTTTAGAATAGTAATCTAAAACTTAAAAATAAACAAAAATAAGGATTTTATATGGCTTCTATTAAAAAAGCTGGTGTTGAATTTGAAATATTCGTAGATACCGCAAAAGATATACTTGGTAAACCATCAGGGTTTTCTGGTAAAATTATTTCTAACGCAGATGGTTCTGAGGTAGCTACTAGTTCATTTACAGAGGTAATCGAAACAATTACTGCTGCTAGTACAACACTTTCAGCAGCTGCATCTAAAGATGATAGAACTATTTCTGTTGATGATGCATCAGGATTTGAACTAGGTAACACTATTTTACTTAATGGTGTTTTTTATGTTATTATGGCGATCGATACTGGCGCTAATACATTCTCACTTGATCATGGTCTTGAAGGCGCTGCTGCATCTGGTGATACTGTTGATAAACGTGGTAACACAGGTACATACAAAGCATCTGTTACTATTAATAATGTTGGTGATTATGTGGTATTCGTTTCTAACTATGAATTGAATATGGGACATACTTCTTACCCACTAACTATTGAAGCAGCTACTACTGATGATGTTAAGCAACTATTAGATTCTGTTGCTAGTGAAGTATCTTCTATTAAAACTCAAGTAGATGTTTTAGATGAAGATTCTCTTAACTCTCTTGCTGGTAAGATTGAAACTGTTGATAGCACTGTAACAAATATTAAAGAACTTTTAGATGACGCACAAGATGTTGTTCTTACTCTTAATGGTGATGAAACAGGTATTCTTGTAGTAGACGCTACTGTTACTGGTGATACTTCTGGTGCTACTGGTGTAGTAACTTCTTCATCTTATGATTCTGATGCAGATACTACAACTATCGCTGTTAATAATGTTGACGGTACATTTGTTACTGGTGAAACTCTTAATGATGGAACAAACTCTACTACTGGTACTATCCAGAGTATTGTAAATGATATTGTTAATAATGTAATTGATTTCGTTAAGAAAATTAATGAAGCACTTACTGAAGGTGGTTCATCACTAGAAGCACTTAAAACTATTAATGCTGACATTGAAGCAATGCTTAAAGGTGACGATAAACTTGCTGATGGTACAACTGATAACCCTACTGCTGGTAAAGGTTTAATTCAAATCTTTGATGATTTAGCTGTTGCTAAAGATGATGTTTCTGAAATCAGAACACTTGCTGAAGATGCTGCTTATGGTTTCTCTGCAATTAGAACTGCTGTAGATAATGCACGTATTTCTATTGAATCTAAAATTGATGCACTTACAGATACTGATGATGAAAACTCATTAATTTCTAAAATCAATGCAGTTAAAACTGTAGTAGATGCTAATAAAACAACTCTAGAAGATTCTGGTTTTGGTTTATCTGCTATTAAAAATGCTCTTGATAATGTTGCTGGATTATTCGCAGATGGTGGTGCTATTGAAGTTAGAATCGATGATATCGATACTGCTCTTGATCAACTCGCTACTGCTATTAATGACCAAACAACACATATTGATGGTAGATTTGATGAGGTACTTGGTAGTATCGCATCTCTTAAAAACGAATCTAAATTCTCTATCTTCGCATAGTGATATAGATTTTGTTTTATCAGTGCAGCCTTCGGGCTGTACGAATATTTCAAAATATAAAGGAACACTTATGTTAAAATATGAAATGGTTGAGAAAGGTCAATCTAATATAAAGGTAACTAGTAATACAACTGGTGAAGAATTATTTGTATATAGAATAACTGAAGATGATAACGGTGATGCAGTTATTTATGACATTACTGAAAGTGATCCTACTATAACTAGTATTGCTGATGGTGCGTTCGAACAATATACACTTACAGCACCTAATGAAGATTGTTATTTAGTAGTTAAACTTAATGGATTACCACAATTTTTTAGAGTTGGTTCACCTACAACAAGATTATTTGTATATGCAGTAGATACTGGCTTATCTTTACCATTTAAATTATATGATTTTGAAGGAACAACAGTTGTTGATTCAACATTAACTGAAATTGGTTATGGTTTTTATGCACATAAGTTAGCTAATACTGGTGAATATATTTTTGATGTAGAGGGTATCGCACCACAAGCAGTACACAGTAACTATGTATTAGATGTATCAGCTACTAAAATGTCTGGTAAAGTTAGATTAGAACCAGATCGTTGGATGTTACTATCATTACCTATCGACGGCTATAAAATTTCTGATTTTGTATCTGCTGTTGAAAGTAAATATGGTTTAGAAGGTTCTGATCTATTTAGAGTATTTTCAGCATACCCATCTATAGGTAATGCTCAAAAAGGTGAGATGTTAGACTTCATACCAGGAGTAACACCTACTGGTTCTAAATATAACTTTAAATTAATGTATAATGATAATGGTAGTTATGAAATTACTGGTTTCTGGGTAAAAACAAAACCTTTTGATTTAAGTGGTTCTAACTATCCTGATGACGAAGTTATCAATTATGAATGGGAATCTAATGTTTAGGACTGTGCTTATAGCATAGTTCTGGACTATTTTTAAATATATATGGAGAAACTATGCTTACACAGTATACTGTTTATGGTAATGTATTAGTTAATCAGTCTAAAGTAACGGCTAATTATACATTAAGAAATTTAACTACTGGTTATGTTAGTACTGTTATGAAATCAATAGATGGATTTTATAGTTTAAATTTAGCTAATTTTGCAGAAACTGAATTTAATAATGGTGATGTAGTTTCATTAGAATTTGAATATACTAATACTAGAGAAGAGGTTTTCTTTACTAGACTTTATTTTATTATTAATGTATTAACTACAACTACTAGACTTAATGCTGATCTTATAAAAAATTGGAATTATAATGTAGCTATTAATGTGATTAAAGATGAAAATAATTTATCTAAAGTAACTGTAAATTTTATAACTAACTTATATAGAAATATATTATATAAATTATATTATAAATATGAAGGTAAATATAAAGAGATATCATCAGTTATGATAGACAAACAAACTCTTACTTTAAATTTCCCACATTCTGGGGAATATATGATAACTGGATATGTTGTTTTTGGAAGTATGTTAACAGCTTATGCTAGTAAAGAATTTGTTTTAGCTGTTGGTGATACCGTGGTTAATGATAATAACAGTTCTATTAGATATATAGAGTGGGAGTAAATTATGAGATATTCTGATAAAGAAGCAGCTGTATTAGTTGGACAGTTCAAACCAGGTTCTAATGTAACTATTAAAATACTAGATATTGATCATGATTTAGAAATACCTTTACAAGTATATAAGTGTAAAGAGAGTAAAGTTATTCCTGGTATATATTTATGGTCTACTTTAAATTTAGATATGTCTAGAATAGATGATTATAATAATTTACTATATGAAATGAAAGATGAGCATAATAATACTTATTATGGTAAATTTGTAATGGGTGGTTATGTTGATAAAGAAATAGATCTTTCAGATATAACAGATAAACCAACACATGATGCTATGTTAAAAATGCTTAAAATAATAAATGCTAGATTGCCTTAGGAGTAAATAATGGTAGTAATAAGAATAACAGATTTAGACTTACCAGTAGGAGTTACACATAATGCTACTGATTGGCAAATAGCTACAGATCCTTTATTTTCTAATGTAATATTACAATCTATGAATGATGAAGTTAATTTAACTTCTATAATTTTTAATGAAATATTAGATCCTGATGATAAATATTACGCTAGAGCAAGAAGTCTACTTAGCACAGGTTGGACTATCTGGGGTAACTTAGATGTATTTATAGTTGATGATGTATACACTACTGACGATAACTTAGATATGCCAGGTGTTATAACACCACCCGTTATAACTACTGATAGTGATGTTAAAAATCATATACCTACATTATTCAATATTAGTGTTACTGGATTCTCTACAACAGGAACAGGTAGTCATGTAGCTACTAGTTATTTTATAACAGATCTATATGATAATCATCTTTGGAGTACTTTAAATTCTGAAATATATAAAGATGGTATATTGATAGATGAAGTAGTTTTAAAAGACGGCGGTGTTTATAAAATAAAAGCTATGTTACATTCTAGTAGTGGTGATGTTTCACAAATGGTTACTAGAGTTATAAATGTTAAGAAAGATGAATTAGAGATTTATGGACCTATTTATGATTTAGATGTAAGTGTTGATAATGAATTCACTATAGCTTATAATTGTGATATAGTTAGTACTAAATGGGATGTATATAGCGTTAGTGAAGCAGGATTAAAACATTTTAAAACTTATACTAATGTAATAGGTAAACCAAGAACTATTATCATACCAGCTAGAGATTTAAGAGAATATGAAAAATATTATTTTAAAATAACAGCTACATATGAAGATGGTACTGTTAGTGATAAAGTATATAAAGAAATAAGTACTAAAAGTACACAGTATGCACAAGATGATAATGATGATGTAGACGATAATGGCGCTGATCAAGATCAAGATGATGGTACAAATGAAATAAATTAAAATATATTATATAGACTAGTAGCATATTAGCTACTAGTCTATAGTTAATTGGTTTACTTCCACACCTACTTCTTTTAGAAAATCTATACCGGAAGTATCTTTATATTTTTCTTTATATAAAATATGCTTAATTCCAGATTGTGCTATTAGTTTAGCACAGTTTTTACATGGTGAAGTTGTTATGTACATAGTTGTATCCCTAGTAGGAATACCTTCTTTAGCACAATATGTTATGATGTTTTGTTCAGCATGTAATGTGAAGTCATTAGTCTTATTAGATACATGTTTTTTAATTAAAGGAGTGTATCTAGTACCTACCCAGGATGTTTTAGCTATAGTAGCG